AAAATGAATAGTTTAAACAGTGCAAAAGCACTATTTAATAGATTAATTAAAGTTAATAATTTTAAGTTTACACAACATTTTCGATACAATGGCACAACTGGTGCAACTGCATTGTTTGAAAGTTTAGTAGAAAATAAAGTAACAAACGTATGGGGATATCCCGGAGGTGCAATTCTACCTGTACTTGATAAATTCCATGGTCAAAATAAAATTAATTATATATTATCTCGTACAGAAGCTGGAGGAAGTTTTATGGCCGAAGGTTATTCTAAGGCAACCAAGAAACCAGGAGTTGTAATGGTAACTTCTGGTCCAGGTGCAATCAATACTATGACAAGTCTACAAAATGCTTTAAGTGATGGGACACCATTAATGGTATTGAGTGGCCAAGTTTCAACTGCAGTTATTGGTACTGATGCATTTCAAGAAGCAGATGTAATTAGTATTTCAAAACCATGTACTAAATGGAATGATCAAATTACTGATGGTAAAACTGTAAATAATACAGTTCGTACAGCATTTAGACAAATGCTAAATAAAAGACATGGTCCGGTATTAATTGATCTACCAAAAAATATTATGAGTAATAGTTATGTTCAAGATCCTATTGAACAATTAAAAGAAACTACAAATGATAAACTAGAATCAACAACTACTCCAGAAGATATTAATAAAATGATTAATCAAGCAAAGCGTCCAGTAATTCTCGCAGGACAAGGAGTATTGCAAGGTGATGCAATTCATGAGTTACGTAGAATCGCAACATTTTATAATATTCCTGTAACAACAACACTTATGGGTCTAGGTGTTTTTGATGAAAAAAATTGTCAATCATTGAAAATGATTGGTATGCATGGATCTTATTATGCAAATATGGCTGTACAAAATTGTGATCTTCTAATTAATTTTGGAAGTCGGTTTGATGACCGTATTATTGGCAATCCATCAAAATTCGCGCCAAAAGCAACAATTGTACATGTGGATATTCTATCTAAGAATATTAATAAAGTAATTAAAGCAAATTATTATATTAATGATGATTGTAAAACAGTTCTTAATGATATGATTGAATATACTTTATTTAATGATAAGTTTGATCCTTATAAGTTTAACAAATGGCACGACCAAATTCGCGAATGGAAGAAGATTACATTTTCATATCCAACTAAAAAAAATGTCCTTCAAGGAAGACACGTAATTGCAACATTAAATAAAATTATCTATGATAATATGTGCAATAGTTATACAATTGTTGCTGATGTCGGTGCTCATCAAATGTGGGCTGCACAATTTATTGACTATTGTTATCCAAAAGTTAAATGGATCACATCTGGAGGACTTGGATCCATGGGTTACTCAGTACCTGCCGCAATTGGTGCAAAAGTTGGGATTGGTAAAGGTAAAGTAATATGTATTTGTGGTGATGGGGGATTTACTATGTCAATGACTGAAATTCTAACAGCAGTTGAAAATAAAGTAAACATTAAAGTTTTAATCATTAATAATAGTTATCAATTAATGGTTAAAATGTGGCAAGATAAATTTTATGACAAACGTTATGTCGGTGTTAAAATGAATAATCCTCCATTTGAACTTGTTTGTGAAGCAATGGGATGTAAAGGTATTCGTATTAATATCAATGATAATCTTGAAGAGAAACTACAACAAGTACTCGATTATGAAGATGGACCAATTGTTGCAAACATTATTACAGACGATTCTGAATCTGTACTACCAATGGTTTCTCCTGGTAAAGCTTTGGATGATATGATTATTGATGAAGATAATAATGATAAGATCGAAGGAGATGCACCTTGTTAAGGTATTTATTTATTATAGATTTATTATAAGATTTATTATAGATCTATTTATTAAACTTATAATTTAACATCTTCAATCTTTTCACAAGTCATTATATTATTACGTATTCTATTTATAATTTCTAATTGCTCACCCTCATTTTTATTTACATCTGTATAACCAGTATTTTTTTTAATATAAACTCGATATCTTTGTTGAATAATAGTATTTCTTGATTTACTGTATTTATTTAATATTATTGATGTTGGTACTGTCATAGTTGTAACGAGATAATCTGTAAATCTATTACATGGATATATATAAAAGTTATCAATTAATATGTTTCTTTGATTATTAATTAATTCGTCATTTGTATATTTATTTAGAATATATGATATTCCAAATATTTTTTCAGTTTGAGCTAAAAATATAGTATCAACTATAATTCTTCCTTCTAAGATATTCTTTAAATTATTAATCATTAATTTAAAATCAACTGAATTTGTACCAAAAAGATGATCTGATATATAATAATCTTTACCAACAAAAAATAAATTTGTCATTATTAGTTTTTTGTTTACTTTCATTATATTAATAAATTCATCCATATCATAAAAATATTCATCACTTCTATATTTAATACAATATTCTGTATCTACTTTATCTAATACTCTATATATATTATACATTTGATTATATACATTTAACTTTGTTATATAATTATTTTTAGTTGCTAATTCTAAAAGATTACAATCATCTTTAGTATGTAGATCATTGGTAGATTGTATTATTTTACCATATTTATAACATAATATGCGATTTATATTACATGTACTTGAATGATATCCTGCAATTATAAATGTTAAATCTTCTGTTTTTAAATATTCAGTATCTGTTAAAAAAATCATTTTATAATCAGTTTCATAAAGTTTTTCAATATTAGTTATTATAAGATTCTGAATTATAGATCCTTCAATATATGAATCAGATTTAGTTATATAACATATTTTTTTTATATCTTCATAATTTTTAAGATTCTCAAGATCTTTGCAAATTAATAGATTATTTTCGTAAGTTAACAAAGTTTTTGGTATTTTAATAAGATCTTCACATAAGTTAATTAAGTTCATTTATAAAGTATATTAGTATATAACTATTATATAAATATATTTATTAAATATAACAAATCATAATATGAAATTTACAAACTATTTTAATTTATTAAATTATATTATTACAAAGTATGATGAATTGTACGATGACTTAATTCTAAATAATGAACAAGAGAATTTAGAAAATTTTATACCAACAGATGAATACATTATGTGGCATACTAAAAATATCGGTACTAATTTATCAGATACAATGTTATTATCAGGTATAATACCAATGTATCGTATAAAACAAAAATCAAGAAAATATTATTTAAATATATTAATTGAAAATAATCCATCAAATCCTGAATTTTTAGAATATGCATTTTATGATATTTTTTTTAATCCAATAAAAATATGTATAATTCTTAGTGGATTTATGCGTAATTATAAATTAACATTACTTGAGTTTGTTAAATATTTTAAAAATTATCAAGTTGATTATTATGTATGTACATATGATATTATTGGTATGGGTACGCATATAGATGAACAATATAGCCAAGATAAATTTGATATAGAAGATCTAAAAAAAATAATTCCAATTAAAAAATATATTGTAAAACAATATTCTAAAAATTGTAAGAAGATATCAAAAGATATTAGTATGAATAAGTTATATTATCAAACTGAAAATATCTTTGACTGTTATTCATTAGTTGATGAAAATTATTTTTTTTATATTAGAACAAGAGCTGATTTATTAGTTGAAAATTTAGATAATATATTAGATATATATTTTGATGATATTATTAATAATAAGATAATTGTACATTACAATCATGTACAGAATTTAGTAGTAAATCAAATAGAGGATAATTCCGAATGGTCAATAAAACAACAGATACCATTTGATGGATTTGCAATATGTAATATATTCATTGCAGATATATATTTTAAATTTCATTTACATATTCAAAATCATACTAAAAATAATGAAACCCCTGAACAAACATTGTATTTTTATTTAGTAAATAATAATATAAATATTATTATGGATAATATTTGTAAAATATATAGAAAAGATATAACCCCACGTCAGATTAATAGAATTTCTATTTTACGTGGAAGAAGATAAATAATTCATATAATTCATATAACTAATAGTTCTTTTATAATTTTAACTATTTTATTCTTTTTATTGGACTCCAAATCTGTGTATGCATGAAAAACACCGAATATTAATGTTGCTGTAATAGTAGCAATATTTATAAAATCTATATCAGGATCATTTTCTAATAACCATTCTTTAAAATATTCAATAAAAACATTATTATATTTATAATCTATTTCTTTATCATATAATATAGAATCAAATCCATATAGACTTTGTAATAATTTTGCATAATCATATGTTTTATCACCACTAATTGCTTCTGAATCATTTATTAATCCCTTCATATCAATAAACTTATATTCATCTTTATATGTTAATAATATGTTACTAAACCAAAAATCACCATGTATTACTGAACAGATATTCTTTTTAAATTTTTCGTCATTTAAATATTCTGATAGTCTTTCTTTTATAACTTCATATAATTGATTTGCTTCTTCAAAATCATAAATTAATTTATCTTCAAATCTCTTTTTTAGTTTTATTTGATAATTTAGTTTGTACTCATCTATATTTAACAAATTGTCTAATATAATTGAATGAATCTTTTTAAGATTACCTAATAAATCCTTAAATAATTTTAAGCTATATGTTTTATTAATGTATAAATATGAAACTGGTATACCATTTATTTTTTCTAGATTTAGATCAATAGAGTCTACACTTGACATATTGTAACCATAATAACTTACAAATAGTTTCTTTATATTTTCCAGATCTTCAATTCCTTTTAAGTTTTCATAAAAATATAATTCACCTCTTCCTATATTTTTATTAACTCTTTTAATTATTCTTTCATCAATACACTTTATTTTATTATATTTATTATTATCCAATTTGTTATCAATATCATCATTTATTAATTGATATTCTCCTAATAATTTATATATTCTATCATCATATGGATTATATGCGCGATCATCAATGTATATATCACCTAGCGGTTTACCAAATATTAATTCATCATATGGTATCTCAAATTTATCTAAAGTTGCAAATGTTATTTTTCCAATATCTCTTATGACTGAACCAATATTATGTCCATGTGTTTGCATTCTTCTTGCAGTATATATAATAATAGTATGACCATCGTCTTTTAATTTTCTAACTAAGTTTATCATTTTATCTATTGGTTTTACAGTTGAATAATCTTTTGGTATCACTGGATATGTTACCAATGTATTGTCTAAATCAAAAACATATCTTAATTTATTTGAAGTTATAATTTGTGTACTTGCATCTTTATCTTCTATTAATTGTTTTGGTGTTCCTAAAGAAATAGTTTTATTAATAGTTATATTTAATACATCTTGTTTTAATGTATATGTTGTACTTAAAAGAAATTCATACATTAAACTCATATAAAATTCATTATTACTTTTTTGATTTTTTTCTAATACCAATTTAAAAATATTTTTAAATTCATCTTTATTTTTAAATCCATAACAGCCAATACATATTAGATCACTTATCTTTTGTTTTTCCTTTATATTTTCTATATAATTATCTTTATTAACAGAAACATATGAATAAATTGGATCTTTTTCATTGTTAAAATTTGTAAATATAAAATTAGATTCATAATTTTTATTTAAATAGATATAAGTTTCTTCAGGATAAATTGTATCATTATCTATAAATAGTATATTATTATTATTTAATTCTGCAAAGACTGTTTGAAGACCAATATAAGCACTTTCAGAAGCTCCTCTTGTAAAATAATCAATTAATATAAAATTAAATACTAAATGAGGAAACATATTCGTTAAAATTTCTTTAAAGTTACAAGATTCTAATCTCTTATTATATATAATATATAAATTATATTCGTGTACTTTATGTAAATTAAGTGATTTAATTGTATGATATATCATTGGTTTTCCATATATTAAATTTAAAGGTTTTGGATAGATTGAGTCAAACCTACTACCTTTACCCGCACATAATATAAATATATTCATTTCAAATATAACATTATAATTTTTTGTTTTTATATTTAATTATTTAAATTATCTACTGTAAGTTATAAATGGACGTAATAATTGCAATATTTAATCAAACATTTTCATTAATTAAGCAATTTATCGCAGCTATCACACCAATGGCAATATATATTTATACAGTTTTAAGTCCATTGGTTAAAGCATTTTTTTTATTCATGATATCAATAGATTATGTTGGTATATTTACTAGTAAAATATTTATATCAATAGTATTGTTAATATTAACATATATCATAGGTTATTTATATTTAAAAATTTACAAGCCTCAATTATATGACAAGATTATAGATGCATTAGGATTAAAAAAAAGACTAGCTAAAAAAGTATTTTTATTTGAAACAGATATAGATTTTAAAGTTTCATCAGATTAATTTTTACCAGATTAATTTTATTTTTAATATTATAGAAAGATAATTTATGCAATCTCTATTAACTTCCTTCTTTGTTTCAAATCAAATTTATATTGCAATTGCAGTATTAGTAATTATGTCTATATATTTATTTAATTATATGATGAATAAATTTAAAATTACTATAAATTTTAGAAAATTTTTATATGATAGCCCAAATTTGAAAATAAATACAATATTTACATCTGAAAATGAAAATAAGAAGCAACGAATAAAATTAATTAATAGACTAATTGATGAAAAAGTAATTGATAAAAAAGATTATCTTAAAGCGATTAATATAAGTAAAAATATGTTACTACCTAAGATACCCCCAACGATCGTAATAACGCCAATAGCATCGTCTACTCCTTTACCATCTCAACCATCTCAAACATCTACATTATCTCCATCTCAACCATCTATATTATCACCACCTTCACCATCTACATTATCTCCACCTTCACCCTCTACATTATCTCCACCATCACCCCCTTCACCATCAACATTATCTCCACCATCACCCCCTTCACCATCTACATTATCTTCACCATCATCCCCTTCACCATCACTACCTTCGCCATCTACATTATCTCCACCATCACAACCTTCGCCATCTACAGTATCACAATCTACTGCGGTAGCTCCTGTATCATCTCCAACAATAACACCAATAAATAAAATATAAAAACTTAATACAACTTAGAAATATATTAATAATTATATATATATAATTATCAATAATGAGTATGCAAACAAATATAGGAAGAATTAAAATAGAATTAAAACGTATTAGAGATAAACCAGATAAAAATTTTAAAGTATCTCTAACTGAAGATAATATGATGGATTGGTATGTTCTATATTCGAATCTCGATGATCCGAGATTCATTGGAGGAGAATATATATTACATATAAAATTACACGAAGGTTATCCACATAAAGCGCCAGATTTTAGATGGTTAACTCCTAATGGTCGATTTGAAGTTAATACAAAAATATGTTATAATATATCAACATATCATGAAAATGATTCAGGTGGTGGAGGATGGAATCCATTATGGACATTAAACTCAATGATTATTGGTATTATGTCAATGTTATTTGAAAATAATACAGGTGGTATTGGACATATTCATGGAACTAAATTAGAAACATATCAAAAACTTGCAAAAGAATCAATTGCATTTAATAAATTATTAAATGATCAATATAAGTTTGATTTTTAGAGGCACATTTTCTTAGCATATCCAATTACTGCACAAGCAATCCGTTTTCCGGCATTACCCGTTTTTAATGATTCTTCATCTCCTCCTTTACCTAAGTCATCTTTCTTTCCGTGAATTACAATTGATCTTCCAATAATATTCTGTTTATATCCTCTTAATTTAATCATTGAATCTGTAAACTTCATTTTACATATTCCATCTGAATCAGTTTTAATATTTCCTAAATCTCCAACATGTCGTTCTTTTGAATTCGGACCACCATGTATAGTATTAAATGGATTAAAATGTGCACATGCTGATGTACAACCATCTGATAAATCACCGGCAGCATGAATATGAAATCCTAATTCTGCATTTTTAGGTAGACCTGCTAGATTAATATCAATTGTAACTGTATTAGAATACATATTTTCATAAAAATAAATAGAACCAGTAATATCTAAATTAAGATATGCGATTGCAGTTACTTCTGGAGGTTGATCTTTACTTTTTAAATAAAATTGTGTTATAACTAATACTATTTGAATTAAAATTAATAAAATAAATGTCCTATTATTGTTCATATTTTAGATTGTATATATACTGTTATATATATAATATAAATTTTCTGTTTATATTTTAATTTCGATCAATAACTAATCTATAAACATCGTCATGTAAATTACGAATGCAAATTACATCACCTATATTTGCATTTAATTCTTTCGCAATTAAATTATCATAAAATACTGTATGCATATTTTTATTTGTTTCAATTATATTTTTTCTTTCACTTTCATTTAATACACGCATTGGGCGTAGATTCGGATGTACTTTAAAAAATCCAGTATAATTTAGATGTCTATAATCCATTATAATTAAGATATATATTTATAAGTTATAAATATATATAATCATATCATTAATAAATCAATTTTTTAAACTAATCATTGAATAGTTAGTCTATAGTTAGTCTATAGGTTGATCTTTACTTTTCCTTTTCCTGCAGGAACTTTAACTTCATTCTCTCCAGGTTCTTCACTCGCTTTGTATACTTTTTCAATATTCTTCTTGAGTTCTCCTAATTCTGATTTCCATTGATTAATTTCAGTTGTACCTTCAATTAATTCTAATTCTTCTTCTAGATTATCAATCTTCTTTTGTAATTCATCAATCTTTTCTTTTGATAGAGAATAGATTGGCAAATCAACTAGATAAGCATATGATTTATTTTCAGATAATTTAGGAAATTCTTGTTCTTCTAATTGCTTATTAATCTTTTCTTTTGTTTGATTATTTACTATAATTGTACCATCAATAACTCCCTTAATAAACTTCATCTTCCAATCTAGAACATTTAATTCTTTTTCAAGTTCATCTATTTGATGTTCTTTTCTTTTAGTGTAATATTGTAATCTTACATCATAGAATTCTTTTAGAATATCATAAATTGTATCATATTTACGAATCACGCTCTTTTTATTAAAGCAATGCATATTCATAATTGATTCTTTACTAGATAATTTGAGTGTAGATTCTAACTTCTTTTTTTCAATTAGATCAAATAAGTTATCATCGGTAAATTGAATATCAAAATATACTGTTTCATCAGTATTCTTATCTTTATACCCTTTGATAACTTTATCTTCTTCTAATTTATCTAGGTGTTCCTTATATGTAGTTGTCCATGTACCAACAGGTAATTCAGTAATTATTACTTTACTGTTTTCTTTATCAACTTTATAATTTCCTTTGATATTATATCCATTGTCAGTTTTTTCAATCTTACCTTTAAATCCTCTGTACCACGGTAACATTTCTTTGACTGATTTATTATCCATCATTAATAGAATATTATCAATGATTTGTATAGGATTATACTGTAAGATGGTAGTTGAAAATCCAGTACCAATACCTTGAGCACCATTTACTAGAACCATCGGTATAATTGGTACATAGTATTCTGGTTCAATTGATTGGCCATCATCATTTAAATATGTAAGAATTGCATCATCTTCAGACCTAAATATTAATCTATTCCATTCAGCTAAATATGTATGTATATATCTTGAAGAGGCTGCATCTTTACCACCTAATAGACGAGTTCCAAATTGTCCAGATGGATGAAGTTGATTTAAGTTGTTAGAACCAACAAAATTTTGTGCCATTCCAATGATAGTTCCTTGAAGAGATGCTTCGCCGTGATGGTAAGATGTCTTCTCAGATATAAATCCTGATAATTGTGCAACTTTAATTTCGTCTTGTTTCTTATTAATCTTTTTAAGAATTGAACCAAATTGTACTTTACGTTGAGATGGTTTCATACCATCGATTACACTTGGAATACTTCTATTAATATCATCATTTGAAAAATGAATTAATTCTCTGTGTACAAAATCAACAATTGGTACTTCTTTTACATCATTCTCTAAGATCTTAGATTTATCAAACTTCTTTAGCCACTCTTTACGATCATCTGCACGTTCTTTTTTAAATGCTAATGTCATCGCATCATAACATACATGTTCTTTATTAGTATCTTCAATCGTTGTTGTTACTTTACCTTTTTTACCACCAGATTTAGCACCAGATTTTTTGGAAGATTGTTTGGATACAACACTTTTTTCTTCAGCATTATCAACATCATCATCTTCGTCATCTGGATAAATAGACTTATCAACCCAAGTATACTTAATTAATTTATTTTCTAAATCATTAAAATATTCTTTTGCTTCTTCTCTATTTGAAGTACCTAATCCCTTATAATATTTAATGTGCCATGCGTTAGCATCAATCTTAGCTTTCCAACTTTCATATTGGGTTAAGTTATAAAAGGTCTTTGTTTCTTTACCTTTAACTGCTTTAACAATTGGTGTTGCTAAAGAATGAATAAAATTTAATTTGATTAAACTTGGAAAGAAATAATGGAAGAAATTCATAATTAATCCCTTGATATGGTATCCATCAACGTCCTGATCGGTCAAGACTATAATTGATGAATAACGTAATTCAGTTGTATTAGTATATTCTTTATTATGTTGTAATCCAAGGATCTTTTTAATGTTAATGATTTCTTCATTTTCTAATAGTTGTTTTGCAGTAGCTTCTCTTACATTTAGTAATTTTCCTTTTAATGGAAAAACACCATACTTGCAATTACCATCTTCTACTGCAGATCTACCAGCCATCGCTAGACCCTTTGCACTATCACCTTCGGTAACAATTAAACGACACACATTAGATTTCTTAGTTCCTGCCCATTCTGCATCTTCTAACTTGGGAATACCTTTAATGTTGTTTGTTTTTTTACCATCAGTGTTTTTAAGAATGACTTGATCTTTTAGTTTTGCCATTTGAATAATTTGTTCTACAATTCCAGATTTTATAATCTTAGAAACTATCTTATCATTCATCTCATAAGTTGAACCAAATTCAGCTTGCTTCGTTTTAAGTTCTTCTTTAGTTTGAGACGAGAAAGCAGGATTGATGATTGTACTATCAATAAATATAATTAAATTTTCTTTAATTAGTTCATCTTTTATTTTAAGTTCTTTATTTTTCTTTAGAATAGCTTCTTTTACTTTTTTGATAATACCCTTCATTACATATTCTACATGATTACCACCTTTGTAAGTACAAATACCATTTACAAAACTCTTTTGTTCAAAGTTATTGTCAGGTTTATACATTACTCCGACTTTCCATCTTTCTTGTTCATCAAAGAAAACTTCCTCATCAGGATAATAGAGTGTAATATACTTTTTAAAACTATTTGTATCAATCTTCTTATCATTGTAAAATACTTTGAGTTTTTCACCAAGACCAGCAATATCGTATGCTCTCTTTTTAAATAAACCTACAATATCATCTGATAATTCAGTAAGACCAAATCTTTTTAAATCTGGATAGAAAGTAATTTGTGTGTAAGACTTTGACTTGTAATCAGTTATCTTTGCTTTGGTTCTTTTACCCATATTTTCACTAAATTCTTGATAAAACTTTCTTTTTCTAGGTTCATCAACTGTTTCTACAATAAACTTGGAACTAAAAATATTTGTTAACTTTGCACCATAACCATTACGACCACCAGTAGTTCTGGCTTCTGTATCATCATAGTTAGTAGATGTAAGTAATTCACCAAAGATTAATTCAGGAATGTATATATTATGTTGAGGATGTATTTCTACATCAATACCTTTACCATTATTAAAAACAGATATCTCATTCTTTTCTTTATCAATTGAAATTTTAATAGTATCACATGTTGAATCGGTTTTAGTATGATCAAATGCATTTACAATGATCTCGTCAAAAATCTTGTATAATGCAGGAACATATTTAATATTCTTGCGAACAATTCTTTGTAAGTTATCATCAAAAACATCCATCATATCTTCTTGAACCTTTGTATTATCTACATAGGTATCAGGACGATCTAAAACATGCTCAATTTGAGTCTTCTTTTGATATTTTTGTTCTAGAGACTTTTCGGATGGATCCATTATGGTTCTAATATAAAGATTATTTCTTTATATTAAAATTATTTAAATTCAATTTTTTAATAATTTTTTTTAAAAAAACTTTTAAGAAAAATTAGTAGGAACGAAATGAGAAAACAATTTTTTAATATTTGGGTGAATGAAATGTTTTACAAAGAAAGAAAACAATTTTTTATAAGGTTGGCTCTTAACTTTTATTAAATTTGGTTTTTGACGGTACACGATACTTATTAAAATTATTATAGATAAATAATTTTAATTATATTTGTTTTATTATGCAGCTAATAATGCAACTGATGCTGCAGGAGCTTTTGCAATTGGTACTGTATAGAATTGAGTTGGTGAAGTTTTATATAATCCAACAGTAGCTGCTGCTGTTCCTGCTGGTAAGGCAGCTCCGTTTGCAACGTTTGTTGCAGCATTAATTGCAGCAGCATTTGCATTTCCGGGAGGAGCTACACCGAAATCGTGGTTTGTTACAAATAAACCAAAATTTGCAGCGTTGCTTAAATCTACTGCTTGAGTAGAACCACAAATATATCCGCTATGTGCTGCACCTCCTAAAGCAGCCATTACTGTTGCTTGAGTAGTAGCAGCAGTAAATGCACCACCTCTACGTCCTCCTTTTCTGGATCCTTTTTTTGCAACTCTGCGTCTGCGGCCGCCGCTAACTCCACTGCGACCAGAACGGCCAGAGCGACCTCCTTTTCTGGAAGCCTTCTTGGAAACTCTACGTCTGCGGCCACCACTTACTCCACTACGACCGGAGCGTCCACTGCGACCACCAGAGCGGCCACTGCGGCCACTACGTCCAGAACGACCTCCTTTTCTGGAAGCTTTCTTTGAAACTCTACGTCTGCGGCCACCACTTAAGCCAGAGCGACCACTACGGCCAGAGCGTCCACTGCGACCACTGCGACCAGATGCACCAGAACCTCCTCTGCGTCTACGGCCACCGCTTAAGCCAGAGCGACCACTGCGGCCACTGCGGCCACTGCGACCAGAGCGTCCAGAGCGTCCAGATGCACCAGAACCTCCTCTGCGTCTAGAGGCTTTGCGTCTGCGACCACCGCTTAAGCCGGAGCGACCACTGCGACCAGAGCGTCCGGAGCGTCCAGAGCGTCCAGAGCGTCCAGATGCACCAGAACCTCCTCTGCGTCTAGAGGCTTTGCGTCTACGACCACCGCTTAAGCCGGAGCGACCACTGCGGCCAGATGCACCAGAACCTCCTCTGCGTCTAGAGGCTTTGCGTCTGCGACCACCGCTTAAGCCGGAGCGACCACTGCGGCCACTGCGACCACTGCGACCAGATGCACCAGAACCTCCTCTTCTTGCAACTTTGCGTCTGCGGCCTCCGCTTAAGCCAGAGCGACCACTGCGGCCAGAGCGACCAGAGCGTCCACTGCGACCAGATGCACCAGAACCTCCTCTTCTTGCAACTTTGCGTCTGCGGCCTCCGCTTAAGCCAGAGCGACCACTGCGACCAGAGCGTCCACTGCGACCAGAGCGTCCACTGCGACCAGATGCACCAGAGCCTCCTCTTCTTGCAACTTTGCGTCTGCGGCCTCCGCTTAAGCCAGAGCGACCACTGCGACCACTGCGACCAGAGCGTCCACTGCGACCACTACGACCAGATGCACCAGAGCCTCCTCTTCTTGCAACTTTGCGTCTGCGGCCTCCGCTTAAGCCAGAGCGACCACTGCGACCAGAGCGTCCAGAGCGTCCACTACGACCAGATGCACCAGAACCACCTCTTCTTGCAACTTTGCGTCTGCGGCCTCCGCTTAAGCCAGAGCGTCCAGAACGTCCAGAGCTGCCACTGCGACCAGAAGCACCTCCCATTCTGGATCCTTTCTTAGCGACTCTGCGTCTGCGACCACCGCTTAAGCCAGAACGACCACTGTATCCAGAAGCACCTCCTTTTCTGGATCCCTTCTTGGCAACTCTGCGTCTACGGCCACCGCTTAAACCGGAGCGACCAGAACGTCCAGAACGACCAGAGTGTCCAGAGCGTCCGCTGCGACCAGAAGCACCTCCCATTCTGGATCCCTTCTTGGCAACTCTGCGTCTACGGCCACCGCTTAAACCGGAGCGACCAGAACGGCCAGAACGACCACTGTATCCAGAAGCACCTCCTTTTCTGGATCCTTTCTTAGCGACTCTGCGTCTGCGACCACCACTTAATCCAGATTTCCCACTATTTCCTCCTTTTCTTGATCCCTTTTTACTTACTCTTTTTTTACCTCCAGTTAAACTCATATATATATAATAATAATAAAGATAATTATTTTTTTAATTCTTATTTAAAAATAATTAACTAAATTATTTTATGGAAAAAACAAATTTAAACTTTTCAACAGTTAAAACAAATTTAGATGATAAAAATAATTTATTTGTAAAAAATAATTATATAGATACAAACAATTATGTAAAACAAAATTTGTACACAAACGGTACAAATACATCAAATAATAATTCATCAAATATACAAGAAAATACTGAATTTGTCACCAATGTACGCAGTAAAGGGCTTGACAATTCTTTGACAAATTTAAATGATTATTCAAGAAGAAAAATAATACCAATTACAAATAATAATGAAAAGTTTAAAATAACTAGACTAAATATAGATTCAAGATATAGAGAGCAACAACCGAAAAATATGTTAAATTCTGTACAACATATTTTACCAAGAGATCCTTTATTTTTTCAAGCAAACTCAAATTTATTAACAATATATGATCCTAATCATGGTTATAATTTTGATGATAAAATCATATTAATGAATCTAACAGTTGATGTAGATACAGTAAGAATAGTCTTTGAAAAAAATAGTTATTTTGTAAGAGTTGAATATGATAATCATAATCTTAATCCATTGTATAATTATATAATTTTAGTTAGTAATTTTATTGGGAATTCACAAAACAATACAATGTTTGATAATATTCCAATAAATTATATAAATAAAATTCAAAATATTTATTTCTCAAATGGTACTGATACAGCAAATGGTAATTATTTTTATATTAAAATAAATATTTTACCAGTAAATAATAATAATTCTCTAGTTGATACAAAATTATTTTCATTAAATGGAGTTCCAATAAATAATATAAATTCAAATTATCCAATTAATATAAATCAATTACAATCATCATTAACAATTAGTAATATAATTTCAAAAGATTACTATCAAGTGAGTTTAAGTGTTAATGCAACAATTGGAATAACAAATATTAATAAACAACCAGATAATACTAGTTTACAAGCGTTAAGAAGTAACGTTGGATTAGGTGGATCAGATATAATGATTAGTCAAATAGTTGATGTTATTGAAGGATTCCCCGATTCAAATAATTTTAAGTATAACTTAGGAAAGAACTTTAAACATGTTAATAAAATAAGATTATTATCATCTGAAATTCCCAGTACTGAGAAGATAATAAAATCATATCCAAAAACAAAACAAAATAATAAATTATATTGGCAAAATGTAGCAGACGGTGATACTATTTATGAAATTAGTATTACCCCCGGTAATTATACTACTACTGAACTAGCAACTGAAATTCAAACAGAAATTTTAAATGTTCCAAAAAATAATACTTCTGGAAATATAAATACTTCAAAGATTATATATTTAAATGATCATTTTGTAACTGTTAGTATTACACAAAATACAAATACGTTTGCAATTAGTTTTTATACAACTGTAATTTTAACTAAAGCAATCGTAAAATCTACATATACTTATGCTGATGGATTTACTCGTATTATTATTAATTGTCCCAATCATAATCTAAATAATGATGACACTATTTTGATTCAAAATGCAGTTACAACTGAAAGAATACCAGATACTGCATTAAATGGACAGTTTACCGTTGAATCTGTTGTAGATCAAGATAATATTCAAATTAAATTAGATAAATATAACTTAGATCCAAGTGTTACTTCGACTGGCGGAGGAGATGCAGTAAAATTATTAATACCGTTGCAAACACGATTATTATTTAATGTGCCTGGAACTATTGGTAATATACTAGGATTTCGAAATGTCGGTGATTATAATGCGGTGACAATTTATTCAAAATCATTATCAAATGTTTCAGAATATGAACTAGATTCAAATTTAAATAGCGTTGGTATTAATACATCTGATATAGTTAGTAATACCGTACTTAATTTTAATGGTTACAGTTATATATATTTATGTATAAATTATATATTTAAAGATTCTGTAGATATTAATGGAATAAAAAATATTTTTGCAAAATTAAATTTATCAAGTGGTGCAAATGGAATAACATATAATGATTTCATTCAAATTGGTCAAGAATTTTTAGATCCAATTATATCATTATCTGAAGTGCAATTTTCTTTTTACACACCTGATGGATTATTATATGATTTTAATAATATTAATGTATCATTTACAATAGAATTATTTGAAGAAATAAATTTTAAGACATAAAAATTTTTATATTTTTTATTATATCAATAAAATTTTTTATATTATATATTAAATGGCAAGTTTATTACAAATACCGTCAAAAAATTCTACATTAAGTGCAGCATATTCTACATCTGGAAAAGCAGGAACTACTACAGTGTCAGTACCTAAGATTTTAACTATTGATACTCTAACAGTTAAAAGTATTGTCTTATTGGATAGTTTGTATACAAAAAATGATATTGATGTATCAGCAGTTAATAAATTACAGATATCAAAAGGTAGTATAATTAATACATTGGTATCACCAAATGCAACAAAAAAAGCATTAACTTTTAATAATGTCTATTTTGAACCAGATCCTGTTGTAGCAGATATTATGACAATATATGGACAAAATGATTTAAATATTGGAACAACATTATATAATTTATCATTATATGGAAGTAATGTTTCAATATCAGCAAATGATATAAATATTAAAAATATCGGAGAAGGTAATATAGTTACTAATTACATTAATGGAAATATTAATGGAAATATTGGTAAAATGCAATATAATCCAAATGTAAATGAATTCCAATATTTTAATGATGTACAAATATTTGGTAACTTAGAAGTACAGAATCAAATTGTATATTCAACAATTATTATTAATGAATCAAACATTTATTTATCAACTATTAACGGCAATCTAACGATTGTAGGTGAATTACGTTCATTAAGTAATGTTGTTATTTCAAAAAATTTAACATGTTCGGATTTTTATGTATCAAACATAAATGCATCTAGAATAAATGGTAATATAACAGTTGCTGATAATTTAATTGTTAACGGCGAAGTATATGCTTTCAGTAATATTACTGTTTCAAAAAATCTAATTTGTACAGACTTAGATGTATCAAATATAAATGTATCTAGAATAAATGGTAATCTAACTATTGGTAAGAATTTAACGATTGAAGGTGAATTATATGCTTTAAGTAATATTGCAATATCAAAGAATTTAACATGCACAGATCTAAATGTATCAAATATAAATGTATCAAATATAAATGTATCTAGTATAAATGGTAATATAATAGTTGGCAAAAATTTAACATGTACAAATTTAGATGTATCAAATATAAATGCATCTAAGATAAATGGTAATATAATAGTTGGCGAGAATTTAACTGTTAGTAATGAAGTATATGCCTTAGGTAATATTACTGTTTCAAAAAACTTAACATGTTCAGATCTAAATGTATCAAATATAAATGCATCTATGATAAATGGTAATTTAACGATTGGTAATAATTTAACTGTAAATAATTCCATATATACTGCGAACATATATGCAAATAGTTCAATACATAGTTCAAATATACTATTAAATAATTTATTATTAACATCAGATGTTACCAATAATCTGACTTATAATTCAAATATTGTATTAACTCTTAATGGTAATAGTAATATTATTAATATGTCAAATATTGTTATCTATGATGCAACAAATTCTCAAGAAGTTCTATTAGATGTTCGTGGAAATATACAATGTACTGCAGTTTTTTTAACATCTAATATAAATAAAAAGAAAGATATAAGGGATATAACATTTGAAGATATTAATAATATATCTCTAATAAGATCATATAATTATAATTTAAGATCTAATGAAACAAATAATTTTGGATTTTTAGCACACGAAGTAAAAGATATATATCCAATGTTATCAGATGGTGATTCAGTAAATTATATTGGATTCATTCCGTTATTATTAGAAAAAATAAAAATAATGGAAAATAAAATAAATGAACTAGAAAATAAAATAAATAATTCTTTATAATGATGATCTGAAGTTTATGTTTTGATCCGACGCTGTATTTCTTGTAAATTATATTGTAATTCTATAAATTTAACATAATTAGTTAAAAATAATCTTAATTTTTTATTAAATAAATCAAAATATATGTTTAAATAATCATATATTTTTGTCATTTGTTCTCTAAATTCTGGAAGACGATCTTCATTTATACTTGTATCTAGATATTGTATAAAAACTTCTAATATATTTTGTACAGATGCATATGATCTTGATTTAACAGTTTTTTCATTATATTTAATATCCATTAAGTTAATTGCTATTTGTTGTGCTAAATTTAGATTTTTATATGCATAATCAAAATTTAATACTTTATTTTTAAAATTTGTAAATACTCCATCATTCATCCCTATTTTTGAGACAGTTTGATGCTTCTTACGGCACTCTCTTAATGGCATTTCATTAATAGTAACAGGATTACCAGATCTACTTTCAGCTCTACCTAGATTCCAACATACTAACGGAGGTACAGATGTAAGATCAATATTAGTAATTTGAAATCTAATAACATCATTACCATTAAAGTTAGAATATGCAGTATCACCGACTGCAAAAACTGGTACAGGGCCACTTAAATCAACCTGACCAGGCTCAATTGGAAGAGTATTTGGATCAACTCTAGATGGATTTGGATCATTTATTTCTATCTTTAACATGTTACTATCTAACAATAATTTTTCAACCATTTGTATAAATACATTGGAAAAATGTAATGTTATTACATGTACGATTGTATTCTCATAACGTTCAATATATTCATTATTTGAAATATAATTATTTCTTATATCGTGTCTTTTTTTTAAAAATGTATATAATTCATCCTTAATTCTATGTATATTTTGAGATACACGTAGGCTCCATTTAGTTAAATTTGTAGGTGATTTAGAATATTTAAAAAGATCTTTATATTTAAATTTATTACCTTTCTCTTGTACAATAGATCTAAAAATATCAGTACATACATTCTCTAAATTAAAAATAGTATATAAATCATTAAACATATTTTCAACCTTATTTGGAATTAATGAATATAATTCTTTATTATTTTGTAACTTAATTTTTAATTCACTTGAAAATATATTCGAAAATAATAATTTATCTTCATTAACATTACTCTCATTAACTCTTATAGGATTATTGTTATAAATTTCACCGTAAAAACTAATATCATTACTTTTTATCTTTTCATGTAATAATTGAATTGGTGTTTTACCATAATTATTTGTTAAATTTTTCATACGATTAAATAATTCAGTATTTAGATCATATATTTGAACAAATAAATCTTTATTCTCAATATTAATTAAATAATGTAACAAATTATTACCTTCAATGTCTCGTAACATATAATTTATACCAGGTTGATTAAATAGATTTTTTACTATTTCAACTTTATTTTTATAACACAAATTTGCTTCATCATCAGTAATATAATTATACTTGTAATACCTACTATTTTTTGTATTTGTTTTTGATGCATTTATTGATTCATCAAGGAAGAATGTTTTATCTTTTCTATAATCTAATCCAATCAATTTTTTTATATCAATATTAAAATGAGTATTATCAGATGTAAAATATTGTGTGACTGTTTGATTAGATGTAATTGTACGTAAAATTTCTCTAGCACAGTGTGTTTTATAATATTTAAATAATTCTGATAATAATTCATCTGTAATAGTCTTTACTGATTCGACATATATTTGCTCTTTATCAAGACCTGTAAAGTTTAATTCATCTAATAAATCATTAATTTCGTTATCAGTTGTTATTGGTGTATTTAATGGTACAGTTCTTTGATCTACGACTAACGGATTTGTTGGTGGTGTAATTCTAGCTGGATCTAAAGTAGAACATAGTACATATCTAATTATTAGATTACGCAATAATACAATTGATTGTGAACCAACTGTAGTCATAATAATTGGACTTTCAGTTCTTTCTATATAATTTTGAGATTCAACAACTGATAACCCTAGACTGGTTAATGAAGGATCATCTAGATTTACTATCGCTTGTCTAGGTCTAATTCCTAGTTCTCTTACAATATCCATTCTTTCAATACCTCTTAATATTTTCAAACTATTATCTATTCCAGAGGAACCTTGTTGATATGCATATAAAGGTATTTGTGGTATTGGAGCTAGGCCTACAGGTTGAATGACATCATCAATTGAAAATATACTTCCTCCGACCAATCGATTTATATCTACTAATCCTAAACTAACTCCTACATTATTATCATAATCATAATATTGTATATGCCTTTTTTGTTTAATACTTGGGTCTATTTTTACATTGAAATACTTTCTATAATATTCATTTTGTTGGTCTCGTTTTGTATATTGAGGTAGTGTACTTAAAGTAGTACTAGCTTTATTGGCCATAAAATTTAAAAAATATTTTGATTCATTTATATCATTAAAACTTTGAATTATATTATCAAAATTGGATGAACATTGTTTTGATTTTAATTCAACTTTTCCAATCTTTTTAGTTTGAATATTCATTATATTTTTGATTGCATCAAATTTTGTTTTTTTTTGATCATCGTTACCACCTATATTAATATGCAACATATTTGCAACATAGTGTATTTGTAACATTGGCGCTAATATAGGGGGACCAACAGTACCCACTACGTTTCCAATATTTAAATTTATAAATTTATCATATAGCTTAGAGTCTCCCTCACTATCTTTTATATCAAAATTTATATTATTGGTACTATCAATAATTAAATCTATTAATTTACACATTTTTATGTAATTCAATAATAAAAACTTATAAGAATTTCTCGGAGGTAGTGGTGCAGGTGGTGCAGCTCCTGGTGCAGGTGGTGCAGCTAATGGTACTCTTTCAAAGCTATCTATATTAATTTTCCCTATTAATGTCTTAATCTTATTTAATTGTTTTAAATCCTCAACAATTTTTCTAAATTTATTCTTTGTAGATTCTTCTATTTGAATTCCTAAAATATCTCCTAATATATTATCTAAGGTTGCACTAAAGGTTAAATCATTGTTTAATTGTAATGTTGATATAAATCCGGCTGGTGCTATAATACCATTAACAGTATCAACTTCATATGGTGGACCAATTAATCCATTCGCTGCATCGATCGGTGCATTATGTACATGAATAATATTATTATTATTAAATATATAAATCTGTATAAAACCATTACCGGTGTCTGATTTTGATATATATAATAGATGTAATTTGAAGTAATTTATATAAGCATTATAATGGTTCATTAAGTCACTAATCATTGTTTTAAAATTACTAAAATTTTTATCATATAAATTATAAATTTCTTTTTCATTTTGTTTAATCTTTTCTATTTCAATATCATGAATTTCATCTATCATTTGTTGATAGTCCTTATTTAAGTAATCCATATAATTTGGAAATAAAGCTGATTTATCTATTCTATTTATTTCTTTTGCAATATTAATAACGCGTGATTGCATTTTATCAATTACTTGTTTCTTTTTTGTATCTATATTAATGTTACTTGCATTAATTATTTCAAGCATCTCTCTTTCAAATTCATCTTTTACTTTTTTATTATTATATCCATCTCTATAGTTATCAAATATATTACAAAATAATTCAAAAAATCTTGAGTCAAATGTACTAATAATTTTATTATTAATTACATTTCTTAATTCATCTACATCTTTCTTTTCATCGGGTACCAATTGTTGTGGTATTATAAGTTCTGTACAGACACCTACAGAAGATTTAAGAGCTAAATGTAGTGGTAATAATTTTGTTCTGTTAACTTCTGCATTTGAATTTGCACCATGTTTTAATAAAAATTTAACAACTTTTACACTATTATTACTAATAGCTATATGTAAAGGTGTAAATCCAAATTTATTATAACTATTTAATGGAGCACCTCTATTAATAAAAAATTCTAATAATCTAAGTTTAGTATCCTCTGAAATTAATCTGTCTGAAGCACCAACTAATACATGTATAACAGATTCATTATCATTGTTAGTAAACGTTAACTTGATATCTGGTGTAATTATATCAAATAACTTTAATGGACTTCCTAATATATTTGCAAATATTTCAGTCTTTTTAATTTCATCCACATTTGGATATAAAGTTTTTTTACCAATATCATTTATATTTTTATTCGGGTAATTATCAAATTTTTTAATATATTTACTCATAATATCTATAATATAAAAAAAAACTATTAATAAAATATATGTCATACTTTAAACCCCTCAATTCAAATGAAAACAATCTTCATATAATTAGAGCATCCATTAATAGCATTGGTATCATTGTAACTCCATCAAAGAATCAATTACCTTCTACTTTTTCAACCACATACCAACCAGGATCGGGTTCTACTAATGCATCAATAATATTAAATTATCCATCTATTTTTAATTCACTTGATACTCCTGTTATTTTAATCGAACCAAATTCATCATCAATTGGTACTCTTACAATACAAAATAAATCAAATGTATCTTGTACTATTATTAGTTCAATAACAACTTTAGTACCATTTGATGTTTTTATTATAGGTACAAAACCGTCTGGGTCTGTATTTGCTGTTTCTAATAGAGGTTGGAAATATTCAACTAGTCTATCAAATAATGATATCATATATTCAGACATGTTAGTTGGAGTTAATACAGACAATCCCTCATTTAATTTAACAGTTACTGGTAATATTGGTACTAGTCCAAATTTATTACAAAGTTCGGCTATTACTAATTCTAGTCTATTAAGTTCATATCTAAATATTATTGATTTAAATACTACTAGCTCTGTTTCACTACCAGCTTCAAATATTAATGGTCAACTTCTAGAAATAGTAATTGGTAATATTATATATGCAAATCAAACTCTTACATTTAATATGAATTCAAATATAATAAGTTCTTCTAGTTCAAATATAGTATTACAAAATAGTGGTGATTCAGTTTCATTATGTAGTTATAATAATAAATGGTTAGTAATAAGGCAAAATATTAAACCACTTATTAGTATAATTAATTATAATAAACTAAATGCATCATCATATAGTTTTAATAGTATTGCGAATGGATTGTTAACTTTATTAACACTTGATAGTAATATAACTATTAATCTACCAATTGCAACTAATTACAATGGTGTAGTAATTGAATTAATTGTTTCAAATATATTGATACCATCAACTGTTGCAACTATATTATTAAATAATATAACAACTAATAGAAGTAGTCCAATTATTTTAAGTAATATCTCTGATAAAATAAAATTATTAGGAAATGGTACAAGTTGGTTAATTATTTAATTAAAAATATAATTAAATAAAAAGTGATTAAACATGGTTTAATGTAAACTTTAGTTTTTGACGGTAAGCCAGGTAAATTAAATCTTTAAAAACTAAATATTTTATTAAAATTTACCATAGTTTTGAGATCCCTTTACTTCATATCCTTTAAAATTCTTTTTATGTAAAGGATCATATTTTCTGTCAGGTCTAGAAGAACATACATTTAATTCTAATGCTTTTTTATTATCTAAGATTAACTTTGATCCATTTTCTTGTAAGAAAACACGATAAGTTTGACTATCATTAATTCTATGTTGTTTTGCTAATTCTAAATCTCCAACTTTGTGTGTACGATAATCTGTAAAGATTTTACCATCTTCCATTAAAGCGGGGCAATCAGGGAATTTATTATTACTATAACTCATTTATATAAATAGTAAATATTTTTTTTTAAATGAATAAATAAATGAATAAATAAATGAATAAATAAATGAATAAATAAATGGATTATATATCTTTTTTTATAAGATCTATACCTGACCACCAGAACTTTGACGAAATGCTGCTGCATTTTGAGACATGATACCAGGCGTATGTCCAGCACTATCAAAATTGTTACTAATAATTTTAAGTCTACCAGTAAATTCTTTAAACAGTGCTTCCTGTTCTTTTGTATCATCTAAAACTCTAACAATATGATTTACAAATGAATTTAGTAGATATATTTGCTTCATATCATTCATATTTTTCATAATTGTAAGATTTAGAAACTTTTCAACCAGTGTCTTATCTGGTCGTACAGTTTCCATAGAAGCCTGGTGTGTGACATAGTAAAAGTTATTATCAGGATCAATTGGAACATATTCACCATTTTCGAGTACTTCATAGTTACATACAATACCATTTACAATATCTGCACTGACTGATTCTAGATCCTTGTTTGCCTTAATAAAGCAGTTATATCCGCGATTTCCAGCAAAAAGAGAACATGCCACACCATCTGCATCACTTCCAATAGCAACAGCAACCGGGTTTGCACCACTTTCGCGTGTAAGATTTCCAAGCGTTGAAAGAGCTTTGCGTGCAAGAGTATGATCTTCAGTTGGTAGACCATCAGACATAAAGATTACAGATGCGTATACGGATGACTTTGTTAGGAGTTCAGTTACTACTGGAATAAGTGGTGTAAAATAAGTACTACCAGATGGTTCTGGTACAGCATCAATTTTACACAGAGGTGAGGGTTCAGTATTAAATACCATAATATCAACTTCAATAGTTGGATATGCGGTCATAATATTGCGTACAAGCTTTTTTGCCATTACACTTTTTGTACATTCATTTTCTTCATTAATCATACTTGTCATAGAACCGGTGCCATCAAGTATTACAAGAAACTTCTTACCATCAACTACCCGCTTAGTCTTGGTACTAGTACCAAAGCTTAGAATATTGGGATATGATGCAAAAACAGGAAAAAGAACGGATTTTACGTTAGTTTGTGTCATTTATATATATATAATTTTTATTATAGATATAAGTTATGATGTCAATTTTTCAATTTTTATATGATTTCGGAAAATATAAAACATATAAACACATTTTATTATATATTATTAGAATTCCAAATAATCTTTATAATATGAGCTTACCATTTAAAATAAAAACATCAATAAATATAAAAGAATATCCTAAACTTGAAACCATTCAAAAGAATAAAGATTTTGAAAATATTTTACAAACTATTTTTAGACTAGGATATAATACATACTTTAATTCAATTTCAAATAATTTAGAATATTACACAGTTAAAGATGATATTGTAAATACTTTAAATGAGACAATTCAACCTTTAAATGATTTAACAAAAAGTTTATATGGATTAAATTCAAGTACTAAAAAAGGAGATATAACTGAAGCATTAATTGAAGATATTATTAAAATTCAAGTACCAGAGTATAATTATGATGTAAAAAGAGGTATTCCACATCATGCAGATGGTGAATTAACTAGTCCAAGTGGTTTAAAAGCATTAGTTGAAATAAAAAATTATAATAGTACGGTACCAGAAGAAGAAGTTGAAAAATTTAAATACGATTTATCATATAGAAACATTACATATGGATTATTTATATCAATAAAATCTGGTATACAATATCAAAAACCATTTTCTTATGAAAAATTTGAGAAAGATGGAATAATATATCATATTGTTTATGTATCAAAAGTATTTGAAGAACAACATAAGATATATACTGGAATTCTTCTGCTTGAAAACATTTATAAATTCATTAAAAAGAATACATCTAATGGACTTGATAAAGTTATTGTTAAAAATTTACAGAAGATTGAAAAAATAGTTCAAGAATTTATTAAAGTTAGAAATAAGTATTTAGAAATGGAAACAAATATCAAAAAAAGTTTAGATGATTATTATGGTATAATACGTGATGCAGAATATAGAATGAAAGATCAATTTAATGATATATGGGATTCTATAGTGGATGATGATAATAAATTAATTAAGTATACAAAGAAAGAAGAAATTATAAAATCTGGAGCTAAGAAAGTTCAGAATATTTTAGATAAAATATTATCTAAATTTAATGATGAATTTAAGTTCATTGTATCAGATGATAATTCAAACAATATCAATATTATGTATAGGATGAAAAGTGTATGTATAATTATAATTTATAAAATTAAGATTGTTGTACGATTTATGAATAATGATTTAACACTAAATGGAGTTGAAGATAATACTAAATTTTTGGATGCTTATTTAACACGATTAAGTATGAACTAGAACTTCGATTAGTCAAATTATAAAATATATATATAGTTAGTATATATAGATGCAAACAGAAAGTGAAACAGAAAAATATACAGTATCTCATTTAGGAATTATTCGTTTATTTGCGGTATGGGGACTACTTGAAGCATTTATACATTATACAACCAAAGATAATAAAGAAATGGAAGTTGTAATTCATATTGTTGTATTTATTTTAATAAATTTTATTGCTTATAGATATCCTAAAATTATTAAATACTTATAGATATAAAAATTTATATTTATAATTATATACATATATGCAAAGTTCAGATAGTTCAAAAATGTTAGGTTCAAATAATGCTAAAAATGAATTTCTAACTGCTTGTGCAGCTTTAAAAAATGTAAATGGTGAACAAATCCCAGAATTACCATTTGGTGAATGGAATTTATATGAATTAGCAGATGATTGCACTAAAGTTTATAATAAATATGGTAAATTTAGAGTTATAGAAAAGAAGATTGATGCAGCATCTACTACTAAACCAACCTTAGTTGCTATGGCTGGTTATTCTTTAAAATCATTTTGTGGGTCTGCTCAAATTATAATGGACAATTTACATCTTTTAGTACGTAAATATAAAGCAATATATATTATATGCTATGAAGCATTCGATGAATTTTCTGATAATGCAGCGAAGGAGAGAGATGTACAAAGAGCTAAGTCAGTCGCTGAAAATTCATCTTTAAGTAAACCAATTGATTCATTAGAATATCGTGAGTTTGTCTTCGGCGGTCCTAAAGGGGAAATTGAAATGTACACTGAGTTAGGTGCAATTGTGGATAAAGTAATTAGATGTTTAGGTCTAACAAATGTACATTTATTAGGTAAATCTGCAGGTGGTGGTACTGCTATGAATATTGTTTATACAAATCCAATTTATACTAGACTATATTTAGCTGTACCAGCTCATCCAACTTACTGTAAGTCATTAGAAAAATTAGGAGCTAGATTAAATGAAATGAAAGTAATTATTGGTTGGAATGAAAATGATGATCGTAATTTAGCTGGCGTACCATCTAATAGAAATATGGAATTATTTGAACCTATTCTTGCAAGTTTAAAAGCAAGATATCCAGGATTTCAATATGAACAACATAGATTTGCTCCTGGTAACTTTCATGAAATTAATCCTAAATTACTTGAATTAATTGCAGCTGATAAATAAATTGTTGTAGATAAATAGAATTATTTCATTAGTATAAAAACAAATATAGTCATAAATGCATCAACAAGTGGGTTATGTGCTCTAAATTTAGGCATCTTTTTATTAATTATTTCTATTAATTTATCATGATATTTTAACATATCTTGATCTCTTTTAATTTTATCTTCATATAAATGCAAGTATGAATTATGTAATGATGCAGCATTTAGTCTTTCAAAAAATCTATTATAAATAGCTATATCGAATTTATTATTAACTGATCCATTTATTTTATAATAATTAAAGTCGTTTTTTAAAGCTTCTAAATCAGTACCTTCTTTATGGACTAATAATCCACTCTTAAAATAATTATTTAACCTATTTAAATATTCCTTGGGATCTACTAAGCGTTTTACTACATTCGTATCATTTTTGTATAAATTAATTTGTCTTGTAAATAGAGTTTTATACTCGTTCGGTAATCTATTATAAAAATAATTAAACATTGCTTTTTTAGCACGTTTATTAATTTGATCAGTTGCTGCATCTAATAATGCATTATTAGAGGTCTTAATAGAATCCTTTAATATATTACGAATATTTTTATCAGGTATAAATTTAATTAATTTTTCTTTAGTTTTTAAATCATCTAAAGAAGGAGTAATAGTAAACTCCTGTTGAATTTTTTCCATTTCTTTTTCTGTTTTTTCAGTTACATTTGAATATTCTACACCTAATAATCTCATATTATTAATTGGTAAAATAGGAAAATTTACATGTTCTACTAAAATAGGATCTTCTTTACCTCTTTCAAATACTAGAATACCCAATTCTTGAATATGGTGAATTTGTTGTTGTTTAGGTTGAAAATTCTGAAATTCAATATCTAAAAATATTAGATATTTTTGCGTATATAAATTATCTAATAACATATATAATATATAAGATATAAGATAAATAAAATTAAATTCTAATAAACATTAGATTTGTGTTTGAATTTCAGTATTATCTGACATACTTACATAATATCTATCATCTTCCTTAAAGATAACACCCCATGCATGGATTTCTTCATTATCAATAATTTCAATATTTTCAAGATAGATACCAGTTTCTTCAAGTACAGTATTATAAATTAGATCAAAATGTTTTTCAATATCGTCATTATAATCATCTTTAGATAATACATTTTTATAGAATATATTTTGAAATATTAAATCAACAACATAATTATCTTTTCCTTCTTGACCTATTTTATCTTCCTTATTAATTTCCATATTATTTAATTTTAATTCTAACATTCTTACAGAACCAAGTGTTTTAGGATCAAAAGGTTTATACATGATATGATTGTTTATAATTCTTAGAATTATAAATATACATACATTTTATTAATCAATTTTTATTCAACTATTTAGATACTAGAATTATAAAAATTATAAATATTTAATGCTAGCTTTTTAACTGCTTCAATTATTAATTCATCTTCAAAATCTTTTTCAATATAACCATTAATAATTTTTATCTTTTCTTCTGGAATAGTTTCTTCATTATTAGCTAAACATGTACTTACTATATCAAATATTTTATCAAATATTTTTTTTAAGGCAGCATCTTTAGTTGTCGTTACCCATTTATTATTTTCTTTTACTTTACAAAATTTATTATTAAGATTATCTATTTTTATAGTTTGATTTTCAGGATGAACTTCATTTAGATATATTTCATTTGATAACTTTAAAAATATATTTTCACCATAGTGATTATTTATTAATTTTTTATAAAAGTTATTAGATAAATATTCAATATTTTCATTTCCAAAACTATTAATTAATATATTATTTGTTGTATTAGTTGTATTATTATTAATAATTGTAGCTGGTTTAACATCAGTTGTATTAGATAATAATTCTAATTTAACATGATCTGCAATATTTTTATTTGTTAAGATCTCCTTAATAGTTGATTTATTTAGCTTAATATTATGTTTTACTATCAGTAATTCTATTTTACTCTCAATAGATGTATTTAAATTAATTATTGTTTTAATATTATCATCTACTACATTCGTACTATTTTCTGCTAGAATAATTGCATCAATTGTTTTACATTTATTATTAGTAATATGTTTTTTTAAATTTACATTTTGTGTAAAATATTTATTACATTTAGTACATTTAAAATCAGTAACTTTATCACACTTATTTATTTTATTCATATGTTTTTCAAGAGTTTGACTAGTTTTAAATGATTGTTCACATAATTTACATTTATATTTATCCATGATTATGTGTTTGATAAATATATATATATATTTTTATCTATATATTAATCCAAAACAAAAATAAAGTAATCCAAAACAAAAATTTTTATGTTTTAGATTATTAATCTAAAATGATTATAACTATAAGTAGTTTATATATAGATTATTATATTTAAGATATAATTAGTATCTTTGTTTTAAATTAAAGATATAATCTAAAACAAAAAAGTAATCCAAAACAAAAAAAAGTAATCTAAAACAAAAAAAAGTAATCCAAAACAAAAGAAAAATATCTAAAACAAAAGAAATTTGCGTTTTGGATTATATACTTTTAGATATTTAAATGGTATTGTTTTTGTTTTGGATATTGTGCTAAAGATATAATTAGTGTAATCAAAAAACTTTGTTTTGGATTTATAGAGAATTTTTGGGCTGAAAAAAAAGTTTCAAAACTAGAAATTTGAAAATCAATTTTATGAAAAAAAATTTTTTATTTTTTGCAAAATTTCCTCTCATCCAAAACAAAGGTTTTTTTGTTATACTAATTATATCATACTCTAATATCCAAAACAAAAGTAACATCCGCTTAATACCAATAAATCTCATATCCAAAACGCAAATTTTTTTTGTTTTGGATCATTTTTTTTTGTTTTGGATCATTTTTTTTGTTTTGGATTACATTTTTTTGTTTTGGATTACTTTTCTTATATCATATCATCTAATAACTTCTTCTGTTTTATAAATGAACCACCCGTTTCTAATATTATATCTATCCCCTCTTTTTTAGCCCATCTATAAATATATTGTAATCCTTTTAATCCAATAAAACCATCTCCAATAGTATCATGTCGATCTACATGAGATTCTACTGGCTTATTACTATCGTTTAGATGTATAAGTTTTATATATTTAATACCAATTAGTTTATTAAATTTTATAATAAAATTATCAAATCCTTCAGGAGTACGAATATCGTACCCCGCAACAAAAATATGACAAGTATCAATACATATTTTTATTGTTTGTTTATCATCTTCTGAAAAACTATTATATATTGTACTAAATTCTTCAATTGTATAACCTAATTCACTACCTTGACCACATGATGTTTCTAAATAAATTGATACATCCTTTGATATATCTAGTTCATTCATTTTATTAATAACATATTTAAGAGATCCTACCATATTTGTAATAGCAATATGTTTATCTAAGTGCAAATATTTACCAAAATGTATAACACTACCTTTAGCTCCTATTTTAGATGCATATTCTAGTTCAGTCAAAATAGTTTTTATCCACCAAGATTCTCGAGTATTAATATTACACTTAATTTTAAAATCTCTTGCAAAATTTAAAATATATGGCGCATGTATTATCATACTTATATTATATTTTATTAAATGATTCTTAATTTTATTAATTTCAGAATTCGATAATTTAAGGGTTTTTTTTCCAATAGGGTCAGTAATAAAACATTGAATAAGAGTACCACCATCTTTATGGATATCTATAATATCTTTAAATAAATCTCCGTTAATATGGCAACCGAACATTTTAATATAAAAATTGATTAATATATAAGTTACTAATAAATAAATAATATTAAATATGTTTTTAATAGACAAATATCGTATTACTGACATTTATAACATATTATATCATAATGATATTTATGCAAAAATCTTTGAAAAGAAAAATTATGATCAATTACTAAATCAAATAAAGGAAGATAAGCAGATTAAAATGAAAGATATTGTATGTGGTAACTATAATGATTTTCCAAATATATTCGTTCACGGACCGTCTGGTTCTGGTAAGAAGACACTGATAAATTTAATCTTGAAAGATATGTTTGGTGATGAAATATATAATGTTAAGAAGGAGGAATATTCAATAATGTTATTTGGAAATAAAAAAGAATTAATTCAGCTTGATCAATCAAAACATCATATTATTATAAATCCAACTAATTCAGCATTTGATCGATATTTAATCCAAGATATAGTTAAGACATATTGTTCTCAATTTACATTAGATATGGTAAAACATAAGAATAGATTTAAAGTAGTTATTATTAATAATATTGATAAATTATCATATTATGCACAAACTAGTTTACGTTGTTCAATGGAACGTTATATTCATAATTGTAAGTTCATATTATGTGGATACAATATGTCAAAAATAATAGATCCATTAAAAGGTAGATGTTTATCAATCCGATTACCTAAACCAACTGAAACAGATATATATAAATTATTATTGAATGTATCTGCTAGAGAAAATAAATTATTATCAAGAAATGATTATTCGGATATAATTAAAAAATGTCAAAGAAATCCAAAATTAGCTTTATGGATGTTAGAGAATAGATATATGGGTTTAAACTTAGAACTTGTATATTGGGAAAATAATATTAAAAAGGTAGTTGAAATTATATTGAAGATAATAAAAAATAAAAATGTTGAACATTCAGAATTAATGGAAATTAGACATTTAATATATGAAGTATATATTACGAACATTGATGAAAACAGTATAATGAATGAATTATTTTTTGAACTAAATAAAGGTATCGGTGGACATGAAATACTAATTAGTCGATTATTTAGAAAATATGATTATCGAAATATAATTGGTAAAAGATTAATGATACAATTAGAAGCATTAATATTTAATTTCATAAAAGAATTAATTGATATAAATGAAGTGAAAGATATAAATGAACTAAATAAACTAAAGAAAGGAGTAAAAAATTGATTTATGTTTCCTATATAAATAAGTATTAATTTATATATATAATAAGTATGTGTGGTATTTGGTTTTACCTAAAAAGAACCCAATCAAAATTGACCAAAGAAATGTACAATAATTACGTCTACAGTTTTAATAAAATTAAAAACCGAGGCCCTGATTTTTCAACAATTCGTAATATTTTACATGATAACTCAATTCATGCAATTGCAGGATTTCATCGTCTTGCAATCATGGATACATCAACAAATGGAAATCAACCATTTGAACACTTTACTCCGTATGATGAAATTGTTGTACTATGTAACGGAGAGATTTACAATTATAAGAAACTAATTAGAGATCATGATTTGAAACCGAAATCTCATTCAGATTGTGAGGTTATTATTGAACTTTATAAAAAGTATATGGATATTGATAAAGTTGTAAGTTTGCTAGATGGTGAATTTGCATTTGTAATCTATCATCGTAATATTGAAACAAGACAAATAAAGATACTTGCAGCAACAGATCCTACATCTGTTCGCCCATTATTTTTTGGATACAAAAAATATGCATTTGAAAATACTGATTTATTTTTCAGTTCTGAACTAAAGGGACTAGCATGTTGTGATACTATTGAAAGATTTAAACCTGGTCACATATTTACACTATCATATATTGAAAAATTTACAAATGGTATTCAAGTTGAGAAACAATATAATTCTAAATATTATCCATATTATGAATTTGTATACAAAACACCTATTGTAGATAGTATTGAGAACATCTATGAAGGGATTGTATCAAGATTATCAAATGCAGTTAGAAAGCGTATCCAATCTGATAGACCGATTGGTTGTCTACTTTCTGGTGGACTAGACAGTTCATTGGTAGCTTGTTTACTTGCAAAACATATGCTAACAATTGATAAAACTAAAAAAGTATCATTCTTTAGTATTGGTAATACTGATTCTCCAGATGTTGTAAATGCTCAACTAGTATTTAATCATATTAAGAAAAACATTAATCCAAACATTGAACATCATATCTTTGATATTAGTTTTAGTGAAGCACTTTCAATTATTCCCGAAGTTATTAAAGCGATTGAAACATATGATATTACAACAGTAAGAGCATCAACATGGCAATATCTATTAGCTAAAAAGATAGCTGAGACAACAGATGTTAAGGTAATTCTAAATGGTGATGGTGCTGATGAAATTGAAATGGGATATCAATATTTTAAAAGTGCACCTAATGCAGAAGAAGCTCAAAGAGAAACTGAAAAACTAGTAAGAGAAATCCATTTATATGATGGGCTACGAGTAGATCGTGCATTATCTTATAATGGATTGGAAGCAAGAGTTCCATTCTTAGATGTTGAATTTTTTGATTACTATATGAAACTTGCTCCAGCAATAAAGATGCCGTTTAAAGGAATGGAAAAATATTTAATTAGAAGGGCATTTGAAGTAGTACTACCAGATCTACTATGTAAAGAAGTTTTATGGCGAGCTAAAGAGGCATTTAGTGATGGTGTTTCAAAACATGTAAAGTCTTGGTATGAAATTATTCAAGATGATGTAGAAACATTTATTTCTGATGAAGAATATAATGATAATCATAATAAGTACACTATTATGAAACCTGTATCAAAGGAATCATATTATTATAGAAAGATTTATGAACATTATTATCCAAATAGAGAAAATGTAATTTCCCATTTTTGGCTTCCGAACTGGTCTGGTAATATTAAGGAACCATCTGCGAGAGTATTAAAAGTATATGAGGCTTAGAGATATCCAAAGTTTGAAGATATCTAAAGTTTGAAAATTTATTTATAATTATTTATAATTTTATAATATAATTTATTATATTATAACATTATAAAATGAATAACATTGACATTGAAAAATATGATGATATTAATTATTTAACTAACTTATTATTTGATGTTTTATATAATAAAAAGAATGAACGTAAGGTTATGATTGAAGATGTTAAAATTTCAGATATTAAAGATAACAATATAAAAAAAAATTATACTGATGAAAAATTACGAAATTTAATAAATAATGTATTTAATCGCAATATTTCATTTGTTGAAAGAGTATTTAAAAAATTTATATTTAAAACAAATGATTTAGATCATAATGTAGACCTTATATTGAAAGTCTCTGATGATCCAAATAAGCTATTTAATGTAGATAATATGAATAAGGTAATTACATATTTATTAAGTGGTTTAGTTATTAACAAGAAAACAAAACATATATTAATGAATGTATTTAATTTTGATGTAAAAACAAATGAGATTTCAAGATTTATCGAAAAATATACAAGTGATACAAATGTACTAGATACATTTGCAAAAAAATATACAATAAGTGTTGAAATAAGAGAACATTTCTTTAAGATAGATTCCCTATTTAATATTCTTAATAGTAAAGACGATAAATTAATTGAACTTAGTGATAACGATATAGTGGTAATAATATTTCAAGTATTACATACACTTGCAATCATACAAGAAACATATCCTACTTTTAGACATAATAATTTAGATTTAAAAAACGTATATTGTTATTTAAAAGAAAAAACTGATTCATTTTATGAATATGAATTAGACGGTTATAAATTTAAAGTTCCAAATATTGGAATTGAAATAAAGATAACAAATTTTGATGAATCAACTATAGTTAATACTTCAATTGATAATGAAAGTATTATAGATTCATTAAAAGTAATTGATAATACTTATGATATAAAAATATTTTTAGATTCACTCGTAAAAATTAATAAAATATCTAATGAAATAAAAATATTTATTAAAGATATAATGAGTAATTTGGATAATTCAAAAGAATTAATTTTTGGAAACTCACGTTTTAATTCATTTAGATCTAAATCAGATCTATCTGAAGTTTCATATGATTCTCCTAAAATAAAAAGAGGAACACGTAAAGGAGGTCTAAATGATATGTCAACTGAAGTTTCTGTTGATAGATTAACTAGATCTACATATAAAATGAATATGGATGATATGTCAACCGAAGTCTCTGTTGAAAGATCTAATAAAGGAATGCGTGGTGGAGCAAAAAAGTCATCAAAATCAAAAGGTAAAAAATTAAATAGAAAACAAAGAAGAGAAACTCTAGATGTTGATGATGATGCTGAAGAAGATCTTGAATCATTAACTGATGAAATTAAAGAGTCTGAAGAAAGTGATGAAGAATTTGTTCGTGGAAGTGAAGATGTAACTGAAGAGAAACCTAAGAAACATTATGAAGAAAAACATCGTAAAGAAAAACATGATGAAAAACATGATGAAAAACACGATGAATCTGAATCATCTTATGAACATAAGAAAAACAATAATTCTAAAAAACATGGAATGTTAGATGATATGTCATCAGATGTATCTGTTGATGAAGATGAGACTGAAAAGAAAAATCAAAAGAGATCTATAAAATCAAATGAATATGTAAAACAAAATTCAACTGAAAGAATGTCAGAATATAGTCAAATGTCTAAAAATTCTCAATCACAAATGAATAAACCTAAGGTAAATAAATTATTTAGTGCTTTAGGAGCAACAGAAACTGATTTAAATATGTCATCAAAGTTACCAATGGTTGATCCAAGTGTACATAGTCGTACTGGTTTAAATCGTGGACCTATGATGCAAAGAGAACCTATGATGCAAAGAGAACCCATGATGCAAAGAGAACCTATGATGCAAAGAGAACCTATGATGCAAAGAGAACCTATGATGCAAAGAGAACCTATGATGCAAAGAGAACCTATGATGCAAAGAGAACCTATGATGCAAGGCGGACCTATGATGCAAGGCGGACCTATGATGCAAGGCGGACCTATGATGCAAGGTGGCCCTATGATGCAAGGTGGCCCTATGATGCAAACTGAACCTATGATGCAAGGCGGTCCTATGGAAGTTAACTTTAATCAACCAGGTCCTGGAATGCAAGGTGGACCTATGATGCCTGGTATGATGCCCGGTATGATGCCCGGTATGATGCCTGGTATGATGCCTGGTATGCAAGGCGGGCCCATGATGCAAGGCGGACCCATGATGCAAGGCGGACCCATGATGCAAGGCGGACCCATGATGCAAGGCGGTCCTATGATGCAAGACGATCCGAGTATAATGCGTGGAGGTAAAAATAGTAATTTTTTTTTTGAATCAAATCAATCAAAAAACTTGAATGACCTAAAAGTTGAGTCATTAAACTACGAGAAAAAATCAAACCAATCTGGAGGACTACGTATAATTCCAAAATATATTGAACCCTATTCAAATCCTTATCAACCTGTAAATGAAGCACAATTAAAGAGTAAACAATTTGCAGAAGATAAAAAAGCAAGTGGAATGCCATTGAGCTATAGTATTCCAACACAGCAAGGACAACAACAGGGACAACAACAGGGACAACAACAGGGACAGCAACAGGGACAGCAACAGGGACAGCAACAGGGACAGCAACAAGGACAGAATCCTTTAAATGGTACAACTCAAGCATATATTCCCCCTCCATCTAATTTTCAAGGTACATCCTTACAATTAAACATACCCCAACCAAATCCACTTCCACAAAAAGTACAACAAACTTTTAATCCAACTTATTATGTACCGATGATGAATCCATATGCACCAAATACACAAGGAAATCCATATTTATGGCATCCTGCTGTTCCACCAATTGTACAAAAATATAATATAACATTTGGTGGTTCAGATGTACAAAGACTAGGTGAGATATATGAAGATGTATTACCTACAAAAATTGCAATTGCAAAAAATACTTTTAATAGTTTATCTGAACGATTATTAGTATTAAACTATTTAAGGACAGTACTAATAAGAAGTGGAGATGGTGAAGAAATCGGTTTTGACTCTAGAAGAAAACCTGAAATAAATGCATTATTAAGTCATTTAAAGATTATTGGAGTGAATCCATATAATTATAATAGAATGACAAACAATCCTTATACTGGATTACCAGATAGATTATTAGTTTATAAATCTTGTTATCCAATAAAAGTTAATTCCAAAACACAAATTACCTGTTCTAATGATAATATTGGTATTAATGTTAGAATATATCAACTATTAGAGGGTGAGTCAGTAATTAATATGGTTGGCGAACCATTTAGAAAGTTCTTTGAAGCATGGAGAGAAATTACATATTACGAATATATTCGTGAAGAAATAGTTAAAATGAATGTATCGCCAAATTTTGTAACATTAATTTCATATTTCTTACATCCTAGAACATTAATTGATTTTGTTAAATATAGAAAAGAAAAAGATACAAGATCAGATCCACAAATGGATAAATATTATAAGATATATAATGAATATGTTAATAAAAAAATATTAGATATGCCAGGATTTTATGATAAAGTTCGTAAAATGCTAGAAGAAAAATATAAAGGTGAAAAAATGAGATATGAGACACCAGTAATGACTCATTCTGGTATCACTAGTTTAGTAGTACATGGAGCTGTAGTTTCTATGGCTACTGCTAAAGGAGCTAAGTTTCGTACATTCGACGATTTTATTAATGACAAGATGCAATCAGAAGCACATTATATGAAGTATTCTGATGCATGTTTAATTGCACTAACTGAAGCACCTACACAAAATATTAAAGAATGGGCATCTCGTAAATATGAACAAAATGGTGTAAATGTATCAATTTTACGTATGGTATCAACGGGTTATCATGACACCGAAGTATGGAGATCAGTATTATTTCAATTGCAACACGCATTATATATTTTACATAAGAAAGGAATATGTATATGGAATTTTAACTTGGAAAATTATGTGTATATTAAAGAAACTAATTTTGATAATAATAATATTGGATACTGGAAGTATATTATTAATGGCGTTGAATTTTATATTCCTAATTATGGTGCTATTGTATTAATTGATAGTAACTTTAAAGATTTAGATGTTGGTGGTACATTAATTAATAACATTGTTGGTAAATACAACAATAGTTCTAAACCTATTGTTGATGAAAAGGATATACCTAGAGATTTAAGAGAGAAAATAGTTGATGGAACTGATGGGGAGATAAGAAGACTAATTGGCAGTGCTGGGCCACCAATTATTCTACCATTAGGAGGAGCACCAGTTGCGGCAGTTCCACTAGGAACTGTAGTTCCTCCAAGATTAGTAGCACCAAATGGAATAAGAGCTGGACCCCCTGCTGGATATCCTGCAAAACACGAAGCTAATAAAATAAAAGAAATTTCCTTATTAGTTGCTAAATTAAATAGAAATAACATATCATTTATTGAAATCTCTAAAACATTAACAGAAGTATCTGAAGCATTAAATACTAGAGCTGCTGAACCAATCGATAGAACTGTTGAAACTTGTTTAGAATTTATAGATGCAAAGTCCTATAGCAAAGATAACAAGAAATTATTTAAAGAAATTGTAAATAAATTAAAAGGTTCTGCTCCTATACTAAGAGATTTATTATCAACAATTATTATTTCATCAACTGTCATCAGTTCTGGTGGAGATTCAAATATTGCAAGAGGTATTATTGATAATATTATTATCAGAGCTAGTAATCGTCGCGGAGTACCTGGCGATGGTGGCGGTATTGCTAATCGTCCCTTTATTAATTATACTAATTTATTTACTGGTGTTTCTACTTCAGTCGATTCTACATCAAGATTTATTAATTCTATACTATCATCAATCGCTCCTGTACCAGGCCCTGCAGTAATTTCTCCAATATTAGATTTTATTTCAATTATTGCTGCATTAGCTGGAGAAGTAGTTGAACTAATTAATTTAAAACAAGCTGGTAATCTAACTATTACTGAACTTGGAAATATTATGACTGGAACACCTGCACGTATTATTCCAGCAGCAATTGCACCAGCACCTGCAATTTCTCCCATATTAAATCCATTACTTGCAGAGATTGAGCTTGCTTATACAGGTTTAAGTATAGTTTTACTTGTCCCACCTGCCCCATTTGCTCAATACATACATAAGATAGTCGCTGTATCTGCAGCTTCTGCTTTATCTGCATTACAAGGAGCATCATATTCTAATATATTAAAAGCTGGACAAGATGCATCTAGTAAAGCACCTCTTGAACCAGTTCCAGTTCCTGCACCAGCCCCACCCGCAGTAGCACCAAATATAACTGCAACTGGAGCCGCAGTAGCAAGTTCTATAATTACTGGAACTGGTAGTAGTGGACCAACTGTCATTACAGTATCTTCGATGGGAGGTATAAATAATCTATCAGACGAAGATTTTAGACACAAGATTATGATGTCAGAATTTTATGATAATTCTTCTTTCTTAAAAGGAGAAATAACTAGAAGAAATGCTGAAATATTTAAAGATAAGGTATTTAGTCAGAATGAATTTAAACAATTTGCAGATACAAATTACGGTGGTATACCACCAGATGCAGCAATATTATCATTAATACAATCAATTGGATCTAGTGCAAATGATGAAAAGAATTTATTTGAAAATTATGGTGAATTTTTACACACTAGAGTTGGTACATTATTAACTAAAGCTGAAGTAGATGCAGCAAATGGAATTGTGGTTAGAGGCAATACAGATTTTAAATCTGGTAATTTGATTGCACATACTTTAGACGGTGTAGATTTTAGTGTTGTAATATTTAGAGATACAGTTACACCTGCTGTTGCCGGTGCAGTACCATCTGAAGCAAATATAATTAAAATAAGAAGAGGTAGTAATAATAAAGTAGAACGTACTGAATTAAAGAGAGTACCAATTGGTGAATTACATAATTTAAACGATAAACTTAAACAAACCTATAAACCAAGTATGAAATTATCTGAGGATGAACTAATTGAAACTTATCAAATTAACTTTTAACAATATAAATTAATATAATTATAATTATATTAACTAATATATATGAGTAATAAAAATTATAAGACCGATCAAAATTATTATAACTTTGAGGCAAATTATAAAGATACTAATAATCAAGGACAAACCAAAAAAATAAATAGAGCTGAAAAAGACTACAATAAGGTGTCTGCAGATTATTTTAATTTTGGAGAAAAAGATTATAATCAATTTCAAGGTACAAATGCATATCTTACAAATAAACCAAATAAATTAAATATTTTAGATCCAGATCAATATGATAAAAAAAGACAACTTCAAAAGGATAAAAATGGTAAGATTATACCAGAAATAAAGCTAGAAATTGTTAAAGACTATGAGCCGATAAGAATTGAAGATCAAAATGAACCAACAATTAAAAACGCCTATAAAATAAATAAAAAAAATATAGATTATTATAATATCTATAAAGATTTTAATGAAACAAGATCTAATACAGATTTAATTCATAAATTAGAGAAAGCACCATTTTTATTTTGGAATGAACATAAACAAAAATATTTTCAAAGATATAATAATGATAAACAATGTGAAGAACCATCATGTGAAGATGCAGATAATGTTGAATTAGTAAAAGAAGCATTTTTTTTAAGAGAAAATATAGAAATAGTACAAAATATGATTATAAAGAATGTTGCAAAAAAAAGTAATTATTTAATACCAAAACAAAAAGATGAAGATATTATATTATTAATGAATGGTATTTATCACGATTATGCAAGAAATTTACCTTATAATCTTAGAGAACAGATTCAAGAATTAGATGAACGTGTTGTTAATTTTATAACTCCGTGGCTTATAAATGAAGTTGAAGCCTATCAGAAATATCTAATAGATTCTAATGCTCCATTAAGACCTCCAGAATTACCAATTAATATAACAAAACCACGTAAAGAATCACTTCCTAGTGTATTCCCTAGATGAACTTTCTATTTTTATAATTATTTTATTAAATAATTATTCAAATTAGATTATAATTTATAGTATTTATGCAGTGGGTTCTAAGCGTTGAGCACTTCTCTTGTAGAATACAACTAATCCACGTTTATTGATCATTTCAGTGGGGTTAGATTCTAAACTGGCATTACCATTATCGTCAAGAGATCCAGGAGTTAATTCAATAACAGGGGAACTGGTATTTAGAGCTGGGCCGCCGTGGATTAATGGAGTGTGGATTAATACTGGTCTGTATGCTAAGAATTTTCCATCTTTGTTTACAATTGCAGATGATCCTACAACAATTTCATTAGTGGATACTAATTGTCCTTGTTGTTGAGCATTGATGACAGGGGTCATCATTTCAGCAAATACAGCGGATTTAAGTACGAATACTTCATTGTTGTCACCAACAACGATACTTTCAGGGCAGTTTACTTCAGATTGATTGAGTGTTTCGTATCCATTGATGGTTAAAGGAAGAGATACATAGAAAGGAGATGAAGCAGAACGGATTTCAGGTTGACGGAATTTACGAGATAATGCAATAGCAATTACTTCATCGGCAGAGTGTACTCTGCGTTGGCGTTGAACAAAAGTATTATTTTGGAATTCGTAGATATTTTGAACAAGAGCATCATTTACACTAATTGGTGCATTAAGTGCTTGGGAAGGAGGTACATTGATTTGGAGGTAAGGTACATTGTATACTTCTTGGGTGTAGCCAGCACTGTTGTATTGACTGTAGTTCATGGTATTGTATAAGGGAGCAGATACAACGGTGATAGGGTTAAAGGAGAATGTAGCAAATAATCTTTTGAGGATTAATGCTTCATCGCCCATATTTGCAACTTCAGGGGAATAGATAGAGAATTTGCAGTTGTCTACAGAGTTAATGAAAGATGCAGCGGTTACATCAAAGTATTTTCCTGCACGGAGAGCGATAACTGAGTCCCATAAGTGTTGTTGTAAGAGAACTCTGTTTCTTAAATCTTTGATGGGGCTTTCACTGTCGCAAACTACATCGTTTTTATCAGTTACTAATGCATAGAAGAGTCTGTAATCAGGTAAGGTTGCAATGCTTTCTTTTTGGTATTTAGCTTTGACTACACCAGCAACGTTAGATAATAACATGCGTTCGTCAAGAGAATCGAATTTAGGAACGAAAAGGGCAAAGAGTAAAGAATTTACATAGATTGCAGGGTTGTGTTTATTAGGATCGTATCTTCCAGATAATGCTACATTAGAGCAATCAGTGTGGAGCATAGATTGGATGATTACAGAGGCGTGGAGAGTACGAGTTTTAGAGTAGATTTGTACGATTTCTTGTAAAACACCATATTCAGCTTCCTTGATTTGTAAACCATTGTTGGATTCAACTGCAATAGTACCAAGTAATTTGGAGAAAGATGTGACATTTGTAGATGGGAACATTCCTCTATCTTCTTTTTGTTGTTCATCTGTACCAGATGCTAATTTCATGTCAACGAGTCTTCTGAATTCTTCAAATTCAGCTGCACTTAATCCATTTTCAGATGCATACTTCTTGGCTAAACTTAAGATTGAATATAAAGTGTGTCCAGATGTGCTACCTTGTAAAACATTTTTCATGATTAAGTTATAGAATTTACGTGCAGTTCTGCGTACTTCATGTGCACGTTCAGTAAAAGCTTCCATTACTTTATCATATAAAGTGTTATCATCAGGATATTTACGTCTAAGACGTTCATAATCTTGTAATGTGAGGGTGGTTTTTCCTTCACTTATAAGGCGTTCAACTTCTTTTTGAACATTACCAGAGGGTGAACTATCGAATTGGCGAGTTGCTTTATCCATTATATTATATATATTATTAAAATAAAATTTTTGTAGAATAATTAATTCTTAACTAAATATTTTTATAAATGAAAAAGTAAAAACTATAAGTTTAATATTGAGCTTACTACAATTTCTATATTACCTTGATTATTCTCAAGTAGATTTTTAATTTGTTCATCAGCTATATTAAATTGCATATTACGTATCTGTTCATATTCTTTTTGATATGTATAGACTTTTAATTTATCTAATAGAGTTGGATTCTCTAATACATCATAAAATATCTTTCTTTTTTCACCGTCCGAGAGTAAGTTAATTAAACGTTTATCTGATAAGATCTTATTTAATTCTAAATTTACGTTTATGTATACTAGAACCACCTGATTATTATCAAATTCATATGAATCTAAATCATTTATAACTTTACCATACCCAATTAATGAAATATCATTAAGATTAATTAAATTCAAATTTAATTTTTTAGTAAATAGTTGTTTCTTTAAATCTATATGTGTTTTAGAATTTGTCGAATCGTATGTAAACATAGTGCCGTCATTAAAAAAACATTTAATCATTATAATTTAAATTATATCTAAATTAAAAATTGAATATATAAACTTATTAAATCAATTTTTAATTTAAATAATAGTAAATAATAGTATTAATGAATTTAAATGGTCAATCGTTAACATCTACTAGTCAGAAGTTAATATCTACTAATCAATCAGAAGCATTTAATTGGGTTGATAAATATGAACCAAAAAATAGTAAAGATTTTATAGGAAACTCTATTGCAGTAACAAAAATTAGGAAATGGTTACAAGAATTTCCTAATAGTTCTCCATCATATATTATTATTGGTAGTATTGGAGTTGGTAAAACAATTATATCAAAAATATTATTAAAAGAAGCTGGATATGATTATATATATTTTGCATCAAGTGATGAAAAAAAAGATGATATATATGAGACAGTACTAAATAATCCTAAGAAGAAGATTGGTGTTATTATTGATGATACAAATCGTATAAATTTAACAAATGAAAAAAAGAATATTATAAATTTATTTTTATTAAATGAAGTTCATAAAAGATTTCCTATAATTTTGATATCTAATTTAACACATTCTAAATTTATAAATAAATTAATACAGAAAAAGCATTGTCCTGAGATCAAATTTGAATTACCAGGTGAAACATCATTAAAAACAATTATAGCAAAAATTTGTAAAGGTGAAAATCTAACAATTATTCCGGAAGTAGTTAATAAAATTATTGAATATTCACAGAAGGATATTCGTAAATGTATCTTAATTTTACAAGATTTATATTTAACTTTTGGTACTAATATTGATGATGTAAAATTTAAATTATATAGATTGTATACACAGCGTAAAGATATAGATTGTGGTTTATTAATATCAAATAAAAATTTAATGGATAACTATAAATCTATACAATCATCATTAAAGATGTATGATAAAGAAAAAGTTTTATTACCATTAATGTTATTTGAAAATTATCCATAGCAATTGAAAATAAAGTATTAACTGCAAAAGAAAAAATAGATATGATTGCAAAAGTAACAAATTCTTTATCAAATGGAGATGTAATTGAAACAAATATATATTCAGATCAAAATTGGTATCTACAAGATACTCATGGATATTTCTCATGTGTAAAACCTGCATATGATATGATTGCTAAGAATAATAATAAATTTTATAATTTAAACTTTAGCTACGATCTAAATAGTGTATCTATTAAAAATATAAATAGGAAGAATTTTATGAATATTCGCAATCATCTAATAAATTTTAATAATAACGACATCCTATATTTGCATAAAATTTATAAATATCAAATTAAAAATAAAAAGACTGATAAATTAAATAAGATATTGGTTAATTATAAAATAACTATTAAAAATATAACATCAATAAATAATATTGATAAAACATTCAAAGAACCCGTTGTTCCTGCGTAAATCTAATTTTTATTTCTTTATTTTACACTTGCTAGCATTTTAAGAAAATCACGAACTCTTTCGGGTTCCTTTTTCTTTTCTTCTAATTCTTCTCGTTTACGTTTTGCTTCATCAAGTAGAGAATAAGAACCTGAGCCATATTCTCTTTCAAGAGCATTTTCATCTTGTTCATGTCTATAAATCTCATCATCAATTGTTGCATATTCCATTTGAAGTCTTCTTAGGTAATTAATATGATCTAGGTTATATTTATTAAACTTACTTTTTACAAATCTAATATTATTATATAATTCATCTCTTTTAATATATTTCTCATGCATATATATATCTAAAGAATCCATTTCAGTATCATCATATCCTTCTTCATCATCTTCGTCGTTATTATCGCTATAATATTCATCGCCGTCTGAATCAACATATACATTTCTTACTGATTCATTTATCAGATCTTTATTAGTGTTAGAATTTGATAAATTCATTTTAATATTAAGTTGTTTTTGAGTTTCTGCATCTTTTTCAGTTTGAGCAACTTTTTCAATAAGAGTATCAACTTTAAAAGTATTCCATGCAGATAGCTTTTTAGGTGCTACAATATTATTTATATTTAGTGTTGGAAATAGAGTTGCATCATCAATATTCATCTTAATTACTTTTTCTTCTACTACTTTAGGTTCTTCTCGAAGGTATGCTGGTTGATATCTTGTTCTATTTTGTCTTGATTCTTGTTTTTCATTATAGATTTCTCTTGATCTTTGAACATCATCTCCTAATGCTGATAAATCACGGCCTCTTTTTTGAGCTTCATTTGCAAATGAAACATTCTTATACATATTTGTATCTTGTTCTGCTGTACGTTGAGGTAGTTCTGTTGTACGTTGAGGTAGTTCTGTTGTACGCTGAGGTAGTTCTGTTGTACGCTGAGGTTGGTTTTTAAGAGAAGATTTATTTCGTTTATTGGTAACATTTGTATATCCTTCATCATCATCTGAATATACTTCTATACTTGATTTAATATTATTAATTGACTTCATTTAATTTAATTTAATTATATGAATACTTTTAATTACATTATATATAAAATTCAATTTTTTCTAATATAATATAATACAATATAGTATAATTTAAATATGAGTAAATATATAGATATACCATTAATATATAATTATTCACATATATCCTCAAAAGATATAAATGGTTTAACAAATTTATATTTAAATTCAAAGTCAAAAGAAATTGGTAATTATAAGTGTCATTCTTGTGATTATAATAATAAATTAATTTTATATAAAAATAGTAATCTCCTATTTGATAATTCATTAATGCATCATGTAGTTAAACATAATTATAAACCAGCTCGTGAAATACTCGATTATGTTAAAAAGAGATTTACTGGTGGTAATAAAATTAAAATAAAAGCAACATTTCATAAAGAGAGTCATTTACATAAATTTATATTGGATCGTAATCAAATACTAATATTAGATAGTTTAATGGGTAGCAATAATCCATCAGATTCAAAAAAATATATTGATAAGTCAAAGAAATTTAGATATTCAGAACATGCGGGGTTATTAGATTTTGAACATTTTGGTTTAGAAAAAATTTTAATTAGTGGTAAAACAAATAGACAAGATAAAGATGATCCAGAAATATTATTACCTCAAAACATGCCAGATGCATTAGATTATGAATTTATGTTCCATACGCATCCACCAACGCCATATCCAGGTGCGCGTGCTTTAGTAGGCGTCTTATATGAATTTCCATCTATGAGCGATATTTTTCATTTTATTGAACATTATAATTTTGGTGAAACACAAGGATCACTAATTATAGCACCAGAAGGAATGTATATAATACATTCAAAAACAGGCGAGGATAAAATCATTGTAAATAATCCAAATACTGTATATAAAAATTTAGTAAATGAATCCTTTGATGTACAATTTGAAGCAATACAACATTATGGTAAGGATTATTTAAAGAATGATATATTTTATGCTAAAGTAATTAATGATTTAAAATATATAAATGATTTTAATAAATTACTAAAAAAATATTTAGATGATCAAGTTTATGTAGAATATATACCAAGAATTAAAGACGAAAATGGTAATTATATAATAGACAAGTTAATAATTGAATTAAAACCAATTGAAAAAAAATAAAAACATTAAGAAATAAAAATTATGAATTTATTTATAAATTTTATATTTATAAATAATATAATATGTCATATAGATTAATAAAAAGTCAAATTGGAGGAAGTAATTGTGAGATTCTAATTTTAATAGCAGTTATTGTAGTTGCATGGTTCTTATTTGTTCAATCAAATGCTCCTAAAAAGGAAAAATTTGATCTTACTGAATCATATACTCCAATTAATGCACAAGTAATAAGCTCATCTCCTTCTTCAACTATAACCGAAGAAGAAAATATAATTGAAAGACCTGCTGTAGACTTAACTGCACCAGGAGTTCCATATTTTAAACCCCCTCGCCATTTTAACCCTCCTGATAGTCCCGAAGAAAAAAAAACAGCAAAGGCCAAAAAAGCTAGAAAGTTAGTAGCATCTGAAACAAAATCAACTGTTTCTATATCAATGTCAGCAAAATCAGCTTCATCGGCAAAAGTAAGTTCTGCATCAAAGGTATCTAGTGCATCAAATGCATCAGAGAGTTCTAAAGTTGGATCTCCACCTTATGTAGCATCACTTGCATCAAGTTCTGAACCTGGATATGGATCATCTGAAGAGTCACCTATATCCCCCGGACTATCGGTAGCATCATCTCCTAATACCATACCTGTTATGACAGTAGTATCTGAATCAGAAAAAATGTATAAAAAAAGAAGTAGTAAGAAAAACAGTAGTAAAGTTATAGTTGAAAAATACAGAAATAGACGTCATAAAAATGTTGAAAAGTTTACAGATGTAAATAAATTATATTCTGTAAATGATTCATATGATTTAAAGACCCCTTTAACTAAATCAACATGCTCCCAAAAATGCTGTGGTTATTATTGGAAGGAAAATATGGATGGATTATTTAAAAAAGATGACCCTGTAAAATGGAGTGACGTAGGTGTTGGAAAAAAATATAGAACATCTAATGTAACATGTATGGGAGACGGTGTTGCACCACCTGGATGCAGATGCCATACAACTGGACAATATGAATTATTATCTACTAGAGGTGGAAACGGAAGTAGAAATTATTAAGATAATAAAAATAGTTTAAAAAAATATAGATGATCAATATATTTGTTTAATATGAAATAATATAATAATTATTATATTATTTATTATATTATGGCTAATTCAAATTATTTAACAGAAATTAAAAAAGAATATACTATTCAACTTGTTAATTTATTAACGCCCTCAATATATGAAGGGATTAATTCAATATACGGAGAAGTTAAACAAATTGCAAAAGATGGTGAAGAATTAAAAATATTCCAAGGATTTCTTGCAAAGATTCCAGCTTGGAATGAGCAAATGATTGCAACAGAATCCTCAAGAATTAGAACAGTAACTCAAAATTCTGATATATTAGAGGACTTAATTAAAGCAGTAATTCAATCAAATATATTATTATTAACTTCAACTGATATTGCAGATAAACATAAGGTATTGAAGGAATTTAATATAAATTTAAATTATAATAAGTTTGTACATAATGTATATATTGAAGTAGCAAAAACATTTTATAATTACCCATTTTTATTTTATCATAAGGTACCGGCACTTGAATTTAAAAAAAATCAACTTAAATCTCATAAATTAATTAAAGAAGCAATTGAAGAAGCTATTCGTAAAATGTTACCATTACAGTTAATCTTAAAGAAATACCTAGGAATAATGTCAGAAATAAACGATGATAAATATCTTAAATCATTGGTAAATACTGAAAATAATAATCAACAATATCAATTAGTAACTCATAGTCAATCTAATATGCACAATAACTCGAATAGTCAATATAATAATACACACAGTCAATATAATAATCAAAATAAACCAAATAATGATCATGATCAATCTGATTCAGATACGGTCGTTGATAAAAAAAATCAAGTTGGTGGAATAGTACAATCAAACCCTCCAATTTCATTAAGAGAAATATATGAACAACAAAAACAATCTGGTGCCAATATTATGTCTCCATCAGTGAAACATATTTTATTAAGTGAATCAAGAAATAATCAAGTGACTGAAAAAAAGCAAGCAGAAGTAAAATATTCTGAAAAGAAACATGTAGATGTTGCTAAAAATGAAGGATCTCGAAATGAAGGATCGAAGAAAGGAGAAAAGATAAACATTATTATACCACCTCAACAATCTGAAAATAAATTTGCAAATAACTTTAAAGGAATGTCTGAATCAAGTCAACCATATTATAAACAAGCTGGTGGAATAGAAGAGGAATTTAGTAACATGCATAAAAATGAGAATGAAAATAAATTTAAACCTGCATTAAACCCATTATATGAGGGAACATCTGATAAAAATACTACTGATAGAAATGGTGGTAGAGAGGAAAATAAAAGTATGTATAATTATAGAAGATATTAATTTAATTTAATAAAAAAAAATATATTTAATATATATGGAAAATATATTTACTAAACTTGATTTTGATAATCCGTTATTGGATGGAATAATAGCTTTTTTAACAATAACATTATTGCAATATATTGAAACTATATATGATGATAAAAAGACAATATCATATAGATTGTCATTTGTTGTATTTTTATTAACATTTATAATGGTATACTATGTATATAATAAATATGTAAAATTAAATATTACTACACAAGAAATATTTACAGATATGGGACATTTTTAAGTCAATAACTCTACCGTCGCTAGCGTGAAGTACTGAACTTCGGCACTTCACGGTACTAGTTAATTAATTAAATAAATAATATATTTTAAATAATATATGATTTATGGAAATTTTAGAATTTAAATTAAAAAACATTTTATTATACAATTATCAAAAGATAAAAATAATTAATAATCTACATGCAGGTCATGCATTAATAGATAAATTGATTAATATAATGAATTATTCATATAATATAATTTTATCAAAAAATTTAAAATCTTCAAATGAAATTATACAATCATCAAATCAAACAACTTATTATAATAATCCAAATGAATTTAAATTTGTATTAGATCAGTATGAAAAATATTTAGATTTACCATTTAGTTCAAAACCATATATACTTATAATTGATATTTGCTCAAGTATTGATAATTTTTCTTATACTGAGATAGATCAAAAACTTATACATATTAATAAGCTATATACAAAAATTAATCAACCATTGATATTAAATTATGATATGGATAATCATATAGAATTTAATCAATTAAATAATTTTATTTTTATTTTTACAGATATAAAAGAAGATGGAGTTTTATCTTCAATTTATAATAATTATTTAGGTTCAATCGTTGGATCATATGATGATTTTTTAGATATTTATAATAAATATCCTTGTTTAGTAATTCAAAATAATATTAATTCGTGTAATAATAAATTATATCATTTTCCAATTAGAAATGATATTAAAATTAGTATATAGTTATATTATGATATCATTAACAGAAAAAATATCAAAATATATAAAAATATTTTATATATTCCTATCATATAATAAAACAATGGCATCCTTAAATGTTAACGGTCAAGTATTAGTAATACAAAAATTTAATTTGGATCATTTATTATATAAACCTGATAATACATTTTTAAACCCTAGAATTTGTATTATTGCTAAATCAAATAGTGGTAAATCATGGGTCATAAGAGAAATAATGAAAAAAATGAGTGATATACCTGCTGGAGTTATTATTGCACCAACAGATAGATTAAATAAATTTTACGATACCATTTATCCACCAGCTTTTATCCACCATGATTATAAACCCGAAATAATGGAAAAACTATTAAAGAGACAAGATATGATTATTGAAAAGAATAATAAAAGAAAAAAAGAAGGAAAGGAGTCTTTAGATACAAGAGTTTTATTTATTATGGATGATTGTATGAGTGCAAAAAAGCAATGGGCTGAAGATCCAAATTTTTTATCAATTATGAATGAGGGCCGTCATAGACATATTAATTATATATTATCTATGCAATATTCTTTAGGTATTTTACCAGAATATCGCTCACAGTTTAATTTTATATTTTTATTAGCAGAAGACATAAGAATGAATAGAAAGAAATTATATGAACATTATGCAGGTATGTTTCCATCGTTTGAATTATTTGAGAGTGTATTCTTACAAATGACACAAAACTATGGATGTATGGTAATTGATAATAGTTCAAGATCAATTGATCTAAAAGAAAGAATATTCTATTTTAAAGCTGAAGATATACAAGATTTTGCAATTGGTAATAATAGATTTATTGAATTTGACAAACTAAATTTTGATCCAAATCATGGAAAAAAACTAAATTTATTTGATATAAATGATTATATGATGCGAAAAAAGACTAATATATTAGTTAAAGTTGCAAAGTAATTATTTTTTTTTAAGAGGTTGTTTTTTTGGAGGTTGTGAATTTGAAGATGAATTCTTTTTTTGACTTAATATGCCTCTACTTTTATTTAATTCTCTTCGTTGTACAATATTTGAATCATTAAATACACCAATCCAAGGCGTTTGTTGATCAAACATTGTTTTAAATATTTTTGAAGCTTGAACAGGTTCATTTTGTTCTTCTTCTAAACTTCGAGGTATATATCGTATTGTTTCTTTTGGTAGTATAGCTAATTGATTTGCACGAGTTATACCGATTGCTATAAAAATTATAGAAAATAGAAATAATAAGTTTGCAATAAATGTGACGTCCATATTATAAAATATAAATTTTATTTTATAATATCTTAAACTTAAAAAATAAACCCTAAATTAATTCAATTAATTTTTCAATTTCAAATTTTATATATTCGTGGAGATCAATTAATAATTGATTTTTATATCTACAATTATTATATTTATTTGCAAGATATACAAGTGCTTTTAAATAATAGGATATCTTTTTGCATAATTCAACATCATATGTTTTTAATAAGTATTCAATTTGACAACACAAGTGATCATAAATATCACATAATAATTCATGAAATTCTAAAAAGTAATTACTATTATAAATATTTGTATAATATACTAATAGATCAATATACATTTGAATCTTTCTATCATTGTCAATATCTTCATCTAATTTATATAATTTTAAATTTGTTAAAATTACTTTATTAATTTTATTTTCATCTAGATAAGGTATACGATATGGTTCATCTATTTTACGAAATAATAGTATCACAACTTCGCTTGTATTAAGATCTTCTCCAGGATTCATTTTTGGTGAGGTATCATTATAATTATCAAAGGTATTTGTTGTATTATTTAATTTTTTATACCAATAATGCCCACTCTGTATATCACCATTCAAATCAAGTTTAGGTCCATAACATATTGCTCCTACAATTTTATATTTATTATCAAATCTATCACAAATTATATTTTCATTTATACCTGTTATTTCATTAGGCAAATATTTTGGCATACCAGTTACAAGATTAATACGAAATTTATTTAAACTAATAATTATATATTTATTTGGTATATACTTATTATGATGAGTTGAATTTGCGACAGTATGTTTATTACCTGATATATCTATTTCACATTTCTCATGATTTTCTGTCACATTTGTTACTCGTTCAATTGTATCTTGTAAATTAATTTTAAATTTTAGACTTTGATCTAGTGGTATTGATGGATCCTCGTCACCTGGTTCTTTTGTTTTTTCAATATTTAGTATTAAATTATATGAAGGTTTATGCATATGTTTTAAAGGGTTCATATGATTTAAATCATCGTTGCATGTAGTATATATTTTATGTGCATAATATAGATTATAAAATGGGATATCTAAACATAGATTTATTTTTAAGTAATCTATTGGAGATTTATCATTAATACTAACAAATGGTATTAATAAGCATTTACTTATTTCTAAATCTATTATTTTAAATAATTTATTTAATAATTCTGTAGAATCGCGCGATGATGAAACTTCCATATCGGGTTGCATTCTATCAGTTGCATTATGTCTGCGCTGATCAAAATTTGATGTTCTTAATGGTCGTAATTTTCCAGTCCTTTTAAATTCTGCTTCTTCTTCATCTATTAATTTAATTGCAGATCTGAGTGATTTGATTGATTCTTGTATGAATAATTCTTGTTGAATGCTACTGTATAAATCATATATACTTTTATCATATAACATTTCTGTATTTTTAACTTTTTTGTCTGTTGTGGGATTTTTTAATAATTCAAATAATGCGATTAGATTTAGTAGTATATTATTTTGAAATTTATGTTTATTTTCTATTAGAAATTCTCTTAGTTCTACAATATAAAATAAAAAATGTGTTACTGCACTAAAAAAACAACAATTACGATCATTTGTTAAATTTTTACTATGAACATTAGTATCTGCAGGAGAAATATCATGGTATTCTAATTCCATTTTATATGTTTATCTTATTTTATAAACTGAAAATAAATTTAAAATAGATATTTTAAATTTATTTATTTTAGATATTTAAATTAAAAAATTAGCGATTACTGCATTATGATCTGAAATAGTTGTATTATAAATAAAAGTACTTAATGGTTTAATTCTAGTATTCCTTTCATTTTTTCTTATAAGGATAAAATCAGTTTGTAAACCACTTGTAAAATTAGTTGTATATGAATTATTCATTGTATTATTAAATAATTCAATAATTGGCTCTCTAATTTCATTATATATCTTTTCATTAGGTTCAAGTTGTTTATTATAGACTTTTTCATATTTTTGATATATATTTTGATTAAAATCCCCACATAAAATTAAATTATCAGATGTAATTTGTTCTATAATATGTTTAACAACTTTATTTTGTATCAATAAAATATTTTCATCTTTTGATATCTTATTAGATTCATCTATTTTACCATTTTGCATATTACTATTTAATTGTGTATTCCCAATTGTAATTAATTTACCTTTAACTTTAATATCTACAAAACAAATATTTGCATTTACAAATAATTGATATCCTTTTTGATTATATACTGGATACTTTGAATAAGTTGCATTTGAGTTATATATATAATCTATACTTTCATTTTTAGTAAAATTACCAGCGTTTGTATCATATATTACTCTGTATTTATACCCAATTTCTTCCATCTTTTTATTTAGAAATTCAAAATTAATTTTCTGTAATTCTTTGATATCAAGAATATCATTCGAAATTGATCTATCAAGTAATGGTATTACCTCTTGTAAACATAATATATCTGCATTTACTTCTTTAAACATTTTTATAAATTTATCAATATTACGTGGCGTATCAAATATATTTATATTATCTCCGAATAATGGATCATCATCTTGATTGCATCTTGATACAAAATTATGTACATTAAAACTACATACTCTTAAGATTGAACCATTCTTAGATCTAATATTATTTTCACTTTCTCTAAAACAAAATTTTTGATTATTATTTGTCCATTCTTCTCCTTCAACAATATATGGTCTGTTATCTGATAAATAACGTGTAAATATATTATATCCCATACTCAATAATTGTTCTTCATTTGGGTAAACAATTTTATTCTCAGAAACATTCTTTATTTCAGAATATAAATTCTCTATTTTTGATCCACCTAAATAAGAGTCTTCTTTATTGTCTTTTTTTGACATTTCCATCCATAAATTTACATTGTCGATACTTACTACAAGGTTATATCTATCTTTTAAATAATATTGTACCGTTTTAATATAAGTTTTAATATCTGTGACAGGAACATCTTCTTTTTCTTCCTTTTCTTTATTCCAAACTCTGTTCATTTTAGGAATTTCAATTATATAGTTTAAATTTAATAATCTTCGCATTACTAATAAATCTGCAGTTTGTGCAGGTCTTCCTTTACGTAATGCTCTAATTGGTATTTCATATTTTAATCTTAAAAATTTTAAACCACAGAAATAAAAACAATTATTTGGATCTAATACAAAATCATTATAATTTGATGCATTTGTAAATAATTTAATTCTTTCATTTAATTCATTTTCCCAATATTCTGTCCAATCCTCTAGAAATTCTTTTGAAATATCTGCAGAATATCTATATGATACGTCATACAATTTTAAAATATCGTACAACTTATCTTTATTGATATTTAAATTATCCATTGCAATTAAATCAATATCGTTTAATTCCCGTACACCATATATAGATAATATTGCACTGGATGTAATTATTAACTTATATTGTTCAACTATAGGAAGATCAAATAATTTTTTCTTCAAACTAAATAATTCAAATTGACTATCAATAAAACTAATATATCTCCAACATGCTTGTCTTTTTAAGAAACTAAGACTGTTATTATTAAAGAATAAATCAGCATACTCAACTGCTTCATTAAAAGTATCATTAATATGTAAATAATCGTGTGCTCTTGGATATGCATCACTTGAAGGATCAATTGTTGTAGTTTTTAAATCTGGTTCTAAAAATAGATTTCTTAGATCAGTCTTAAAATCTACTGAGCTTCCAAATATTTTTACATTAGAATTTGGTTCGAATACAACTATTTTAATCTTTTTAATATCAGGTAAAAAAGATTTCATGCCTAAACGATTAACTTTATAAATAATACTTTGATTATTTTTCATACGATATGTATTTGCGTATTGTTGATAAATAATATTATACATCATTTGATAAGTAACATCAATTGTTTTAGTATAGTAGATCTTGCCATTTTTTTCTAATAGTTTAAAAAATTCTTTTTGTTGATCTTCTTTTTCAACGGATTTTGGAAATAAAACAATTATTCCTATTCCAGGACGACATTTTATATATTCTCTAATTATTTTATCATTTAATTCAGAATATTCAAGAGTTTCATTTAATTTTTTGTCCTTTATTTCATCATACAAATTATTATAATATTTATAATCTGAAAAATAATCCTTTAAATATTTAATTACTTTTAAATATTCATATGGTTCAACCTTTGTTATCGGTTCTACACTCTTTTCAATATTCCAATTTATAATATTATTTCGACTCATTGAATATTCAGAAAAAGATATTCTTAATATACTTAATTTATATAAAATATTTAAATTTATATAAAATTAGTTAACTACTTCATTTGTTGATTTATTTGCTTGCTTTTGCTAACATTTCTTCATATTTCTTTTTCGCTGCATTTACCTCATCATTCAACTTACGTATTTTATCTTCTTTTGAATGAATTAAATCTTTCTTTTGTTCAACCTCTTTCTTACCTTCTTTTATTTTCTCTTCCTTTTCTTTTACTTCCTTTTCTTTCTCTTGTAAACTTGTTTCAATCTTTGGTGTATCTGTACCCGCAGCAGAGTCTAACATCTTTTGTTTATCAATAAGATCTTGTTCTTTTAATTTAGCCTTCTTTTCTTTAGTATCTGCTAAAGCTTTTGCAACCATTTCAGCTTTTCTTTGCTCAAATAATTGTTTACCTTTTTCTTGATTTTCTTTATATCCTTGCATTAATCTATTTAATTCTTCATCTTTATATACAGCATCTTTAGCCTTTTCTGGATCATCGTCAAATGGGCACCATTTACCAACTTCTGCTAAATATATATTAACATTTGCGTCAATTGAATTTAAATATTGGATTCTTTTTTGTGCTTCTTCTACAGTTTCATACGATCCTCTTACTTTAAATGTATACATAGTTGATTTATTATCTATATCTACAAAGTTCTTAGGAGTTAATACACTAATTACACAATATTTTTGTGTCGAAATGACAGGATCTTCATCAAGATAATCAACTTTATCGGACATATAATAATATCTAAATATATCTTTAAATTATTATTTAAACTTAAATAATTTAAAAATATCTATTAATCTTTTCTCTTTTCTCTTTTAGTAGAAAAGTTCTAATTCAACAGAATCGTACTTAAGACCTAATAAGTCAAATGATGTATAATATTCACTTGGTGAGAGAGATCTTACAAACATGCCTCCACAAGTGACTAAACATCTTATACTTAAATTTGCATCTTTAAATCTATCTAATACAGTTTTAACTGTAGCAGATCTATCAGTGGTGACTGAACCAATTAATCTTCTATTATTATTAATATTATTTTTTTCAATATTGTATACTGTTACCTTAAAGAACATTATTTCTGGTTCTCCATCATATGTGTCTACAATTCTTTCTGCTTCAAGAGCAGCTAAAGCCATATCTTCAAAAACTGGAAATAAGTGTCCACCAGGAGTACTTACTCTATAGAAATGATGTAAGTATACGCCAAGTGCACCTAAAACTCTAGCTAATGCAGGTATTGGGGCAAATATAGCTGTAGTATTAATTGCTGCCCAAATAGAATTTATTGCTGCAGTTCTACCTGCTGGGGCAGGGATTGCAAGAATTCCTGTATTTTTTTCTAATTGTTTACGAGAAATTTGTTCAATTAATTGTTGAAATAGACCAAAGTTATTAGTTCTTACAGTTTCTAGAAAATTAAATGCATCTATGTCAGTTTGATATACTTGTTCTACAATTCCATGAACTTTATTTGCATTTTGTATAGCATTTGGCGCTCCAGTCGCATTACCAGCTAAAGTTGAACCATTTACAGTAACCTGTTGCCCAACTCTAAATTTAATTGGACTTGCATCACTTGCAATAGGATATCTAATAAAACTAATAATTAAAGCATCAGCTTCGATAGGACCTAATTTTTGAGCAAAAAGCCAAGCTTTTGCTGGTGTTTTATCTCCTGCGGTAAATAAAGGTCTAAATGCTGCATGTGCAGCATCAGCAAATAATAGATCGACTATTTGTGAAAGAGGATCTCTTGCTCCAGGAGCAGGAACAAGATAGTCAATATGGTTAAACAATTCATCAAATACTGCAGATGTTATAGATGCATCAGTAATCATCTTTAGGAATACAAAATATTTTAGTTTAGTAGCATTAGTGGCTAATAGAGCAGTCTCTGCTGGAATTAAAGCTCCTCCACGTAATTTTATATTTTTAGTACCTTTTATTTCTTGTATATAGTTTTCTAATCTATCCATAATATATATATATATATTATAATATATTTTTTTAGAATTTATTATCAAATCTAAAATTAAAAATTAGAAATTAAATATTTAATTTCTAATTTATAAACTATAATTTATAATTTTTATTGTACATATGCAAATAATCTTGCAACTTTAATACCTAATTCGGGATGGCCGCTCCCCATTAATGTATTTAAATCTTGAACAATCTCTCTTAATCTTGTATCATCAAATTTCACATGAGGTTCTCTTGTTATGTAATTAACATTTATATCTGGTATATCTGCTGCGGCTATAGCTGGTTTTCTAGTAGTTGAGCCTACACTAATAAATGCGATTATTCTAGCCATTATACTAGCTGGATCAAGTGGTGGTAAAGCACCGGCACCGGGAATAACTGATTTTGGTCCAGTTGGTACAACTACTACAGGCACTGGTGTTTTAGCTCTAATAGCAACATCTACTTCAGGTAGTTTAACAGTTAATAACCAATTCTGCATTCTATCAACAAAACCTGCATGACCAAGATAAGTTGCATCTCTTGACCAGGTTGCTATTGCAAGAGCAACATTAGCTGTATGTGTTGCTCTTCTTACAATAGTATTATAAGCTGCAATATCGGCTAAAGGTGGTACGCCAGCAGTTGCTCCTCCTGGAGCAGGTGCGTTTTCTGCAAGTAATTCTAAAATAACTGTTCTATATTCATTTAATTCTGGAAGAGTTAAACTTTGTTCTGCTGCTACCCAAGTACCTCCATACATTCTTACAAGTTTTGTATAATTATTTAATCTATTCATATTATAATATATATATATATTATAATATTTTATTATTCTAAATATTTTATTATTCTAAATATTTTTTTATTAATATTTCATAATTATTAACGATTATTTTCTGTAAATATATCCTGTAGAATATGCGAAATACTTACATAATCTTTGTATGCGGGCGTGATACCATTAAACAATACCCTTATATCAAATGCAATATATGAAAAATTAATCTTATATTGTGGATTACCTGAAGTTATACCATTAATTTTAACTATATCTATATCTAATACATTTGTAAGAGTAATTATTGGTTGTACAGTTAATCTGCCTTGAGTATAATCTATTATTTCTTGCGTTAAACCAGTTTTTATTCTGGGTGGAGGTTTAGGCATTGTAACTAAAATTGGATCAGTTGGAGGGTATGGTGACATTGGTGGAAGAGCTTCAATAGGTGGATTAGTATCATCGCGGCGTATTAAGTCTGAAAACTTTAATCCTATATTTAATACTTGTTTAAGTTGATCTCCATTTATGTTATTTCTAAGTATAAATTCAGATATTTTTGTTACAATATTCATTTGATTTTCTACATATTGAGTATTAATATCAAATGTTTTGTTTTGAAGTTTAAATTTATCTTTAATATTTATATCTTGTAGTTCTACTTCTGTAATTTCTGTTTCAGGGGATCCTGCAGCATTTTCAAAACAGAAATAATATTGAATGACACATAATAAGTCATTAATATTTTTTGCATTATCAATATCAATTCCAAAATCTGGACTTGCTCCACCTCTCATTGTTTTACTTGTTAAAAAGCTTAAATATTCTCCTAAAATATTATTTAAATTAAAAGTCATAATATCTATATAAAATATATATTATACATAGATATTTAAAATAAACTATATAATTAATTTATTCAATTCATTCATTTTTTCAAGCATTAAATCAAATTTTTCTTTAGTTGTTTTTGATTTTGCTTCAGTTGTTGCCCATTGTCTAGTTCCATTTTTAGTTAAAGTTGGATGCCTTTCTATTATAAATTTATCTCCTCTTTTATCTGATGCTGGCTTGTAATAACAATATTTAGGTATCATATCCGGAGTTAGTCCACAATTTAATGGTAGGTTACTGGTGACGGATTTAAACCCTTCATTTATTAATTGTTTCGCCATATCTTTTGATTGTTGATCAATTGGTTGATCTTTTTCTTCTTCGAGTACAGCTAAATTCTTATTAATGATTTCTTGGGGGAAACCTGATAATTGTAATATATCGTTGAAGGATTTACGTAGGTCATTTCGAGTATCCTTATTTTTAAGATCATCAACTAATTTAGCATATTCTGGATGTTCTTTTTTATATTTTTCTAATATTAATATTGCTTGTTGAAGTTTAGTTTTAAGATCTATTGATTTTGAACTACTTGAATCCTTCATAAAGGGAGGATTAGTATTTTTAATTTCAACATAAAATCTATCTCCATGTAATCCTTGTGGTTTTCTATAATTAATATTAGTTGGAATATCTTGAGGATTAATACCACATCCTTCAGGTAGTTCGATTTTTCTAATTAACTTTCTTCTATTAATATTTTGATGACTCTGTGATAATTTTCTTAGATTTTCCATACGATTATCTCGACTAATCTGATTAATATGATCTATTGAAAATGCATGACCTTGATCGAATATTAAACCATCAAAAATAAATATATGTTGATATAAATATTTCGTTGTTCCTTCATTATCAATATATGCTGAATATATATATTTATTCTCTTTATTATAAAACCATTTTTTATTTTCAATTGATTCTCTATTTTCATAATCAATTACAAATAGTATATCTTCTTTCCCGATTGAACAATATCCAACAGTATATTTTTTATTATTATAATTAACATTTGAATGATTCATTCCTTTAATATCCTTTTTAATTATTCTTTCTTCATTAATATAATCATTATTATCTACATTTTCAAATAGTTCTCTGTCTCTTGGAATTAGATTTTCAAGTATAACCTCATTCGGATAACCAGAGTTTTTTATAATTTGATTATATGAACTTATTAAATCATTTCTTTTTTTAAAATTATTTAATTTTTTATTAAGTTCTATTAATTCTTTATTTGTCCTATTAAGTTCATCTAATTTTAGTATCGCGCTTTGTAATTTTTCTTTTGTAGAAATATTCTTTGCACTTGTTGATTGCCAATTTATATCTCCCGACTTTAATTTTATATTGATAATAAATTTATCACCATGATGGGAATCTGCCTTACGATAAATTATATATTTTGGAATATCCTCAATATTAACTCCAATATTTGATGGTATTGATAATACCTTTTTTTGTTGAATATACATTAGTTCAATTTCAGTTAATTCTTGAAGATTCTCTAAACGATTATCACATCCAAAATTATTAATGTGCTTAATAATTGTTTTTTGTTCCAGATTATTCATTAAAAAATTATGTAAGTTTAATTCAATTCGTTCGCCTTCATTCTTATATGAATGAAGAATATATCCTGTATCATTTTTATAATGCCATTTTTTTTCAATAATGTCATTTTTATGTGATTCATCTATTACAAACAATTTATCACTATTATTAAAGGAAATATAACAAACAATATATTTTTTATCATTGTATAAAACTTCTTTATGATTGATAACATCTGTTTCAACCTGAATGGTTTTTGTAATTTTAATCTTTTTGGGAAGGGACATTATGTATATTATATATACATAATAACTCTTTATATTGAGAAAATAAATAAAACAATTTTTTCCTTCCAACGCTTAGTTGGAGTACGCCAAACCTGCCATTCCACTCATGACACGTAATACGTTGTAGTTTACAGCGTATACGGAGAAGGTGGAGTTGTCGTTTAGGTAGTTGGCTTGGAAGTTGTTTTCAAGTACACCAGTTCCGTGGTTGACGCGTCCAAAGTTTAAGGCGAGGGTTGCGTTATCAATACGGGAGAAATTGCAAGTGCCGGAAGGTTGGTGCTCTTCAGGGTTGAGTGCAAAGGAGTATACATTAACACCATCGGTGGGGGTGTTGCTGAAGTGTTGCCAAGGTTGGACGTAGTTGAAGTAGTTACCTTCACGTTGGGAGAATCTGTCTTGTCCGTTGAGTTGGAGTAATGCTTGTTGGGTCATGTTTTCAGATGCATCTAATTGGAGACCAAAGTTATCCCATTGATAGAGTTGAACATCAGATGCGACAGCACCATCACCACTGCCTGCTACAGTAAGAGAAGCTGCTACTGTGTATGGGCCAGCACCAGAGTCGAAGGTTACACTTGAAGGTAAGCTTCCAATTGTGTAGGAGATGAAGTCGGCGGGTAAAAGTTCACCGAGGATGGTTACATTGTCTACATCTGCAGCAGCTAAATTAGTAGATGCTGCAATTGCTACGGCATTGATTTGAGTGAATATGCCGGCTAATCCAGAGTTTGCAGTTGCAGGGGCGATGTTTCCATATGCATCTACAGTTACATTTCCGCTAGAGACTGCTCCGTATTTGAGAACGAAGCGTTTGGTGGCTTCTAATCTGGTTTCTTCCATGCTTGCTGGGTTGTAGGCTAAGAAGCTGTTTCCGTTAGTGTAACGACCGAGTTTGCTGGCCCAGATTAAGAATTTGCAAGGGTGATTTAAGTTTAATCTGAATCTGGAGTTGGCACCAGTGATGGATTCTTCTCCAGGGAATTGGAGAGCTTCTATGAGGTATTCGTGGGAGGCTTGAGCGAAGCGTTTACGTTCTTCAGAATCTAAGTAGATGTAGTCAACGTAGAGAGAGCAATCTTGCATAGAAAGATTGAGTGCGGATGCTAAACCTTTGGTGCTGCCGGCTCCTTTTAATACAACTAATTGTTCAATAGGTCTGAATTCAAAGTTGATGCGAACTTCGTGGTATTGGAGAGCGATTAAGGGGAGAGCTAAGCCATCGAATTTGCAGAAGAAGAATTTCATGGGTACCCATAAAGTGTATGCAGGGTGTTGTTTGCTTAATTGAGTTAATTGAGGTACATTGCCAATCATGGTATTGAAACCACGGTCTTGGCCGATCTTTCTGGAAAGTTCATTCCAGATAGTAAGCCATTCACCCCAGTGTTTGTCAATGCGAGTACCACCGATTTCGAGTTCAACGTTGTCGATGAGTGCATGACCGAGGGAGGTTGCCCAGCCCCATTGGGCATTAGCGTAAGTACCGGTTAATGCACCGGTATTACCTTGGGGTAATGTTACTCTGAGGTACATTTTGGTGATTAAATCACCGTTACGTACGATAGGGCATTGTACTTTACGACCGAAATCACCGGATCCGTTGAAAGTTTGTTCGATAGATTCCATGGCAAAGTTAGTATGTCTGCGATATACTACTTTGAAGAAAGTGATTTGAGGATTACCTGTAAGGTAAACATCTTGTGCGCCATAAGCTACTAATTGCATTAAACCGCCACCCATTTGATATATATATCTTTATTATAGAAAAAAAAAATTGAGAAACAAATTTAATTAAAAAATAAAAACTATATTATTTTTTTAATTTAAGAAGAAACCATAATTTATTAATTATATATGTTTAAAAAGAAGAATTCAAAGTATCACTCAATACTACAATCAATTAAAAAACAACCTGTAAAATCAAATTTAGCTGCTAGACATGATGAAATCACCAATGAACTTGAATCATCAAAGATAAAGATCGAGAAATTAGATGAGGAATTAGTAGATTTAGAAAAAAAACTATCAGAAACAGTAAATATATCTGAAAAAAATACAATAAATATAAAATGCAGTGAATTACGTTCACAAAAACAACAATTATCATTGTATGATGAATATGATTATTTACATGAAGTGTTTGATATTTTAATGGATTATGAGGATGATAGTCAAGATAAATTTAATCTATTAAATCAATATTTATCAAAAGTTGATAAAGAGACTATTACAAAAGGTAATAAAAAACGTAATAAATTTGATAATATTTCTAAGTTATGTGAAAAATGCAAAGATGAGATGATATTAGATTTACATAATGGATTAATGGTCTGTAGAATTTGTGGTGAAAGTCAAACAATATTAGTTGAAAGTGATATTCCAAATTATAAAGAAGAATGTAATGATACTAAAACATATGTAGCATATAAAACAATGAATCATTTTAATGAATGGTTAAATAAAATTCAAGGAAAAGAAGTTATTGAATTAAGTGATGAAATATGTGATAAAATTAAAAAAGAAATTAATAAATATAATTTAAATGGCGATGTAAAGAATATAACCCCTTATTATATGCGTGAGATATTAAGTAAATTAGGATTAAATAAATATTACGACGATATACCATATATAATTTTTAAAACAACTGGTAAAGAGCCACCACAATTAGCAAGAGAACAAGAGGAAAAACTAAGATTAATGTTTCGTGAGGTTCAAGAACCTTTTAAAATTTATAAACCAAATATGCGTAAAAATTTAATTAGTTATTCATATATTATATATAAATTATGTGAATTGACTGAATTAGATTTCATATTACCATTTATACATTTATTAAAGTCTGATCAAAAAATAAAAGATATGGATATATTTATATGGAAAAAAATATGTGCACACTTAAATTGGGAATTTATTCCATCTATTTAAAAAATAGATTTTTTCTTTTGAATATTTTTATCTAATAATTTTATTTTATTTTTAGAATATAAAATTATAATAATATTATAATATATGACTGGTGGATTAATTCAAATAGTCGCATATGGTACTGCCGATATTTTTCTGACAGGTATGCCTCAAATAACATTTTTTAAATTGGTTTATCGTAGATATACAAACTTTGCAATTGAAAATTTAGTACAAACATTTAGTGGTACAGCAAATTTTGGAAATAAAATATCGTGTACACTTGATAGAGTCGGTGATCTGGTAAACAAAATGTATTTACAGATTGTTTTACCAACTGTTTTATTACCAAATCCAAATTATATATCAAAGTATCATACAGCTGATGCAACAGAAATATTAAATTTACAGACTCAATATTCAAATTTTAAGAATATCATAAATTATATATTTCAGTATTATCGAGAATTAAATAAATATATATCAACAATTAATCAAAATGTGAATTTAACAAATCTATTTAATAAAATACAACAAATTACAGCTGTATATTATACATCATCTGCATATAATACACTTAAAACACAATATAGCACAACATATAATAAGATTATTCCAGTTAATCAATTTATACCAACTGATACATTTTATGATTCAAAAGGTAATTATCTATATAATAATATGAAGTTAAATAATCATACTATATCAGATATTGACATCATAAGAATTATTACAAATTATAGTATATCATATTATGCATCATCTACGGGTTTAATCACAGGTATTAAAACAGAGTTATTAAATTTTAAAAACAATGTTAAACAAATGGATAATTGTTTATTTAATAATATTAAGAATTTTCAGATTAATCATACAAATTATCCAAATTATAAATTTAGTTGGATCAAAAATATAGGTCATCAACTTATAAAAAATATAACTGTTGAAATTGGTGGACAAGTTATTGATAGACATACAAATGATTGGTTTAATATTTGGAATGAATTATCATTAAACAGTGAATTACAGTCAACATATGATAAATTAATTGGAAATATAAATCCATTAATTGCTTATGATTATACACAAAAAAATTCATATACATTGAATATTCCATTATTGTTTTGGTTTAATAAATATATATCTGGATCTCTACCTTTAGTGTTTTTAAAATATAGTGATATACGTATTGAATTAGAATTAAATAATATCAATAATTTGATATTTACAGATGCTCCACCAGAATATAATTTTCAAGATACTGTACAATTAATGGATGTAAGTTTAAATGTAGATTATATATATTTAGATATTGATGAAAGGACTAAATTTGCACAATCATCTCAAGAATATCTAATAGAAGTAATACAAAACTATAATTATCCAAATATTACATCATCGTCTGTATCAATTGAATCATTTTTTATAAATTCCGTTAAGGAATTATTTTGGGTTGCACAAAGTAATAATAATTTATCTAAGAATTTCTTAGATACATATAATTTAGGTATAATATATAATATACAGACAGTTAATAATATTGTCACATCTACATTAGAACAAAAAATACAAATAGTTATTGGAAATCATATATTTAATACAGGCGATACAATCAATATCTTTAATTCTCAGAATTATAATGGAAATTATAGAATTGTTTCAGTTGATTTAACATCAATTACAATACATTCAATGTTTTATAAAAATGAAAATGATAGTTTTCTTCAATTAGTTAAATTTTTAAATCCATCTTCTATATCTACATATGGAGATACAAATCCATTTTTATCAACTACATATACATATGAACAGTATAATAGATTTCAAAATTATGACAGTAATTTTACAAATTTTGTACAACCTTATGCATATCATTCAAAAACACCTGCGAATGGAATTAATATTTATTCATATTCTTTAATGCCAGAAGAATATCAACCAAGTGGTACATCAAATTTAAGTACATATAAATATAAATCATTTGTATTTACAATACACGATCAATTAATAAAATATATTCAACAAAGAAATGATACATTAACTATTAAAACATATGCACTCGGTTATAATATATTAAGTTTTAAAAATGGTATGGCTGGATTAGTATTTAATATTTAGAGTTTTTAAATTTTAAAAAAATTATCCCCTTCACCCTACTTTTATTTTTATTTTTACATGAAAAAAATTATTTTAATTTTTTTATGATGATATATTTTTTACAACATGGTATTATTTTTTAAACGAATGAATAAAAAATTAAAAATAGTTTAGTTGATAAACTCATTATCTATTAAAATAAAATTGAAAAGTTAATTCTAAATAATAATTATCTTATTTTATTATTATCATACTGAAAAAAATCACTGAACTCACCAAGGGCCAGAAATCTTTCTTTAAAGTTTGTACAAAACCTCTATTAAGTCAAGTAAATTTGTGGAATCATCATTTACCTAATATCCAACCTCATTATGCAGTTAAATGTAATAATGATGATTATCTATTAACTACACTTGCAAAAGCAAAAGTAAATTTTGATTGTGCAAGTCATGGTGAAATAAAACAAATACTTGATTTGGGAATTAATCAGAATAGAATTATCTATGCAAACCCTTATAAGAGTGCGAGTGATATTGAATTTGCAATCAACCGAAATATACCAATATCAGTTGTTGATTCAGTTGAAGAATTAGAAAAACTTCGAAATAAAAATATAGAAATCTTAATTAGAGTAAAAGTAAATGATAAGGAATCATTGATGCCATTTAGCTCTAAGTTTGGTGCAAGTTACGAAGAAATTATTGATATATTGAAACTTGCAAAAAAATATAATATGAATATATCCGGGTTTTCATTTCATGTAGGTAGTGGATGTTATAACTCAAATCAATATTATGATGCAGTTAAAACAATTTATGATATTATGATAAATACAAAAGAGTTAAACCATAATTATAAAATTGTTGATATTGGTGGTGGATTTTCAGGAGAGGATGATGAAAAATTTATTGACCAAGCAAATAAAATTAATGAAGCTTTAAAATTATTTAGCACTCCATCAAATATGAATATTTTAAGCGGTCTTAAATTTATATCTGAGCCGGGTAGATATTTTATGACAAAGACACATACTTTATATACACCAATTATTGCTAAAAGAAAAACAGGAAGTAAAATCTTTTATATAATTGATGAAAGTTTATATTCATCATTTTCAAATATAACATATGATATGGCAAAACCTGTACTAGAATTACTAAATCCTCCAGAAATTAAATCTGATACCAAATATTATGATAGTACAATATTTGGAAGAACTTGTGATTCTGCAGATAAAATTACTGAAATGAAACTACCAGAGTTACAGATCGGAGATTATTTTGAAGTTAAAAATATGGGAGCTTATACTACGGCATCATCTACAAATTTTAACGGATTTGCAACAACTGAAAAAATATACTTATGTTAATTAGTTAGTAGTAAATTTATGAGATTTTATTTATTTATCTAAAAATCTACAAATCAATAAAATCTAAAAAATCTAAAGAATCAATAAAACTTAACTTAATATTTTATTAAGTTAATTTATCTAAAGAATCAATAAAACTTAACTTAATATTTTATTAAGTTAATTTTTATTTA